ACGAGATCCTGAGATGTCTCGTGGGCTCGGAGATGTGTATAAGAGACAGACTATTGTTGACTCCATATTTCCTTATCAAGAATATATTGTCTGATAAATCTATCTGCGTACTGTGGGTGTATCATTGACCTTGCTGTTTTTTTATCTATACCCAAGGGGTTTTTATTTGTAATATATTGTATTGGCGGCATACTTTCTACTTGTTCCAACGGTTCAAAAACAAGATTGTTTTTAGAATTTAATCCAATAAACCAATACTGAGTGGGCTTCTTGTAATAATCCCCATTCTGTGTCCTATCCCTGTCAATTACACTTGGCTTCAAGCACCAGAAGTTTGTAAGGTAATGTAATCCACTTGTATTCAATGGATTTTCAATTACAATTTGCAAATGACCTCGCTGACAAATTATCACTAATTTATTCAGCTTTTCATAAAACAAATCAAGTTCCTTATGCCGTTTCATTGCCAATTCACATTTTTGCTCAATAGTGTAATTCCTGTACTGATAAGCCGTGCAAGCTAGACGCCTCAATCCCTGGTCTGAAAAATAAGTGCAAGGGAAAAATGCAAATATCAAATCATCAAGACTTATCTTATCAAACAAACTCGGCTCACCTTGATACCCCCTATCAATCTCTTCGAAAAGGTTAGTAACATAGTCGGTTTCGTTAAATTCATTCTGAATATCATAGTCGTAGGCTTCAATTCCATACTTCTTGAAAGCGTTCTTGAATGTTCCTGACTGTTCAAATAAACAATGTACTTTCATTCTAAATCTACCAAAAGGAAACCTCGGTTTTATGTGCGCACAACCTATTCCTTTCTTTGATTTTTAGTTAGTTACTGTGGCTTTCTGCCTGTCTGAAAATACTCGTCATAAGCGTCAACTGTATCACGTATTTCAACCATAGCCATATCAAGTGTTACATCTTTTTTACCCAAGGCTCTTTCTGCATAATCTTTAATTCTCATCATTAAAGCCTGTGCTATTACTATCTCTACATTGTTACTCACTTTGAATCACCTACTTTCTTTTCTCTTAAAATCCTCACAAGACACAGTAAACAAGCAACCTACACAGTTAATGGGAATAAGCCCATTATTGTTCTTATAACTGTAAGAATTTTTGCAAACATTACAAAAATCTTTTCCAACATTTGCCTTGCAACTTGTCTTTTTATCTTCCAGCTTTTCCCCGATACTCTCGTTTATCCTTTTGAGTTCCTCGACCTTTTTCTGCAATTCCTCAAAATCTTCAATGAGTTTGTTGTATTTCTTCTTACTTAAAATCTTCATTCTGAATCACCCTTTCTTTTTCTTCTTAGGCTTAAACTTAAAAACATCATTTTTCTGACGGCTTACCATGCTACGATAGCCGTTCATTTTACTAGCTCTGCTTTTTGCCATCTACTCCACCTACTTTCCCATCATGTCCGGAGAATCGCACCATGATTTTTCAACTTCTAACTCTTCAACTTTCGCTTTAAGTTGTTTATTTTCCGCTTTCAGGCCTTTGTTTTCCGTCAAAATCTTTTGCAATTCGCAAGTATTTTTGTACTCACATTTTTCAGTAGTTGAATACTCCATACACATTTCACATAATTTTTTGTTTGTCACTCTGCTCCACCTCGTTTCACAATCTCGATTGCTTTATGTACGCATTCTTCTATGCATTTTTCATATGGAGTGTTTTTATAGTAGTACATCTCTTCATTTCCATAGTCCTCCAACTGCGCCACAACCTTGTCCATATCGTAGGTGGTCGGCTGCACATCTATCACGCTCGCCAATGTTGCCAAACTTACTCTCCTAAAATCATCATCAGATTTACTCGCACACATGCAATATTCTTTTAGTGTATCTGCATCAATCAGTCTCATCGTTTTTATCTCCTTTCTTCAAATAATCAAAAACCTCATGTCCAATCATCCCTACAACTGGCAGAATACAAAAAAGATTAACTCCAAATTTTGTTAGAATATCTAGCCTAATGGCTATAAGTATTAGTAGAAAGAAATTTATGTACGATTGAAACATCATTCTTCATCACTCCAATCAAATTTACAACCGCAATTACTACAGTAATTTGGCGCATTGTTGTTATCCATTATTCCTGTATCGTGACTGACTTTAATTACATTTCCGCACTCACAATGGAATACAGAAAGAGTATCGCTAAGGTTATGGCTAAATATAGGTCTCTTCGGTATCTGCTTTTCAAGTGCCTTGATTGCTACTCTAGTAGCTTTCGCAACTCTGCATCCCCCATATTCACAATTAAACGGGCTGTCTGTGCCTTGTGCGCATTCATAACAACTGTCTTTCTTCAATATCTTAATTGCTTCACTCGCTGTCATATTATTCCACCTATTCTGCTTCTGACTGAAGCCACTCTTCCCACTCGCTATGTTCCTCTTCGCTCGGAAATTCATGTTCCATCCACTGATAATCTGATTTTACTTTGCAAAGAAACTCTGCTAACTCTTTATCCGACATATTCCTTATCCTGTCGGCATGGGTCGCTTTCGCATCAACAAGTTCAAAACACTCATCACGCCATTTCAATACATTATCAATATTGAATGAACTGTAACCTACATGGTAATAATCTTCGCCGACTTTTTTGTACTTGATTTCGTAATATGGATTGTTGTCTATCACCCTTACGATAATTTCCAGAGATGTAACTTTGTTTTTTGTATCATCATTTTCTGAAACTTTACTATCACATCTGCAACAAGGCTCATTATTTCTTGCATTGCCGTTGCGCTGGCAGTTACAAGTGTGCGCCTTTTCTTCTGTCGCTAAGTCAAGATAATATTTCAAATCTTTTATCAAACTGATAGTTCCGTAGAGCTGTTTTTCCTCAAGCATTTCAACAACTTCCGATATTCTTCTATCAAAGTCTCGCTTGCTTACACTTTTAAGAAATTTATCCATTTTCTCCACCTCTCAATTCTTTCAGTTTTGCTTCGGCTTCGGATTTTGTGAGGAATACTGTTTTATCAAACATAGATTGTTTTAACTTCGAATTGATTCCAAATTCATCAACTTTTACATTGAAAGCAATTTCTTTTTCAGTAATCAGTATGCTTAATACAACCGATTCATAAATAATTGGTTTATTATTATTAAATCCAATTGCATATACTGTATCTCCCACCTTGCAAGGCAACTTGATAAGTCTGCCATGTTCATCCAAGTCCTCGTAATCCGCTAACTTCTCCATTGCGCAATAACCTTCTTCACAGTTGGAATAATATGAATTAGGCTTTTCGCCATAGCACGAATACAAGGTTTTTAAGGATTCTTTCTCGTAATTCTCTTTTACTAAGATTCCGACCGCTGTCCGTTCTGTTAATCTCTCCATGACTATCCCTCACTTTCTGCCAGCTTTGCCATTTTCCAATCGCTTATATCGCCACTTCCGCGCGCACTCCAAGATGTTGCTCCGTATCCCCATGCGTACACTATTCCGTTCTCGTATTTTGCAAAATATCTTTTTTCCCACGAATTTTTTTCGCTATTTCTTACCAAAATCGGCGTATCGACTGCTACCTTACTCCAATCAACAGGAGGCTCAACATACTCTAAATTAAGCCATTCGCGGAAATTATACGTACTACCTTTGCACGAATCTGATTCATAAAAATAACACTCTTCACATTCAGTTTCTTCGCAAATTGCAGGCTCTCCATTTTTTAATCCAAACATTCCTGTGTTTACCGCAAGTTCTATAATCTTATTTCCGTATTTTTCTTTATTCGTCATATTAAACCTCCAAATCACACACAAACTTAATCTCATCCGCCAAACTCTGCGCTATCATCGGCACCGTCAACTGAAACTGCTTGTAATTAGCCAGTGTATCAATGTAGTCAATAAATTTGTCCGAGAAATACTGCAACTGTTTCGCTGTTATCTTAAACTCCTTTTTCAGAATCGTAAGTGTCAGTGCAAAATAGTTAAACAACGATGCGCTGGAAAGCCTGTATGCTTCACGCTCGATACAGAAACCTTTCTTTGCATACATGTTCATTAACTGTCTCTGTGGAATTTTTCCGACTTCCTCTTTGATGTCGATTCCGTATTTACTTTTCAGATAAACAGACAAGTCCTTTCCGGTATTTCCACCGGATGCTGCTTCATCTAAGTAAGATTTCAAAAAATCCTGTAACCGGATGATTCTTGCCTGTCCGAAACCGAATTTGTCATGCAGAATTATGTACCCAATCACGACAAAATCTTTGTAAGATTTTGATATAACCTTATCGGCATTTCTCTTTTCAAAATCATTTCTCCCGATAATCCGCATTTCCTGTTTTGTGTAAAATGTCGGCTTTTTATTCCGTCTCAAAGCATTGCTCATTTCTTTGATTTCTCCTTTCTGTATGTGATTTCCAACCATGCAAAATGACTCAATACAAGCTGTCTTGCGCGTTCTTCAATCTCCATGCCTTTATATTTTTCAATAAGTTTTTCTCCGGCTTTTACAACTTCATCCCACCAAGAATCATCGTTGTCCGGGGTATAATATTTTTGAATGAATTGCCAATAATCCATAAATACTTGCCATTCTTCCGAACCCTTTTCTATCTTTGCACTTGCCATAGCCGTTACCTCTAAAACGGACAATCGCCATTGTATGGCTTGAATCCGTCTCCACGTTCTTTCTTTTTTATTTCCGCAACAACATCATCAAACGGTTTTTCGATTTCAACAAACTTCATGTGATCTCCATCAAACTCCATTGCTTCACGCATTGTCATTCCCTGTCTGTTCTTCTCGATTTTTACGCCCTTGGCTCCCTTGTCATTGTCTGACAGATTCCACAGCATAATTATGTTTGACGCATCCTGTTCGATTGCCCCGGATTCCCTCAACTCTGCCATGGTAGGCTCTTTTGTGTCTCTGCTTTCGGAAGCTCTTGTTATCTGTGAAAGTGCTATCACATGGGTATTTAAGTCTCTTGCAACAGATTTCAAACCTCTTGAAATTGATGCTACTTCTTCGTTTCTTCCGGAATATCTGTTATCCGGCATAAGCAACTGCAGATAGTCAACAACGATAACATCAAAGTTTTGGTGTCTGCATTCTGACTTTATCTCTCTCGGAGATACAGTACCGGATGCAACCCATAATTGATAATCACTCATTTCTTCATTTGCTTGGTTAAATTTTTCCTGTTCATCACCAAGAAACGCTTTTGCCCTTCTGATTCTCGTTAAGCCGATTCCCGTAAGCCTTGAAATAAATCGCTCATACACCTGTTTGTCAATCATCTCCAAATTGAAATATGCGACTTTAAGTCCTTTTTTTGCCATATTCCCAATGATTTGCGTTGTGAGTGCGGATTTTCCAACTGCCGGTCTTGCGGCAATTACTGTTACATCACCGCGTTCAAGGTCTCCAAGCGCATCATCAAGTTGCGATAACCCGATTTTTATACCACCCTCTCCAACGCTTTCATTGAAATACTTGTCTTTGTTCTCACCCGCAATCTGTTTAATCGGCTTTAGTTTTACTTCTTTTCCCTCTTGCAAATGTTCAAGTCTTGTAAGAAGATCGCTGATTGTATCATCAATGTCGCATGGTTTTAAACTGGATTTCTGATACATGTCACGAACCATTCTTGCCTTGTATTCTTTCGCAACCGCATCGGCATAACTTTTAACCATAGTTGAAGTGATTGTTCCCGAAATACAGGATTTCATCAATTCGCTGATCTGTTCCTGCGTGTATTTGTGATTTTCAAGTGCCATTGATAACGACATTGGGTCGATGCTTTCATTACGGTCATACATTGCAAGCATTTCCTTGTATGTGTCCTGCGCAAAATCCGAACTAAACATTTCCGGCTTCAGCGTTCGCCAGATACTATTTAACACATCATTGTCAATCAGCACACACCCGATCACTCCAAATTCCGCTTCTGTCAATTGCAATCACCTCGTTTCTCTGCAATCTGCAACCAATAGTCGCAATCATTTTTCAGCCAATCAACATATTTTGGAATGTACCGAAAATCCGTATCGTCCGGGTTCTTTTCTTGATAGTCACTCAAATATGCTTCTGTGGCTTTGTATAACAGCCGTGCAATGTCTGGTTGGTTCTCTTCGATAACTTCTAGCACTTTATCCATCCAAGCCGTTTTAGAGGTACTGTACGCTGTTTTCTTGGGGTATATACTAAAAGTCTTTTTCCATGCATCGTCAAAATCAAACAAATCTCTGGAATCGGTCGACAGCGAATTTTCTTTTATATTTTCTTTCTCTTTATCTTCTTCTTTTTCTTCTTCTTTATCTGAAACAGCGACGTCAGACGATTTACCGGGCGATTTTTGCTCAATTAGGTTCTTCTGTTTCTTTCTCCGGTTCTGCTGATATAGCCTGTCACGTTCCTTTTTCTTCTCATAAGCATCAAGTGTCTGGTGCTTATTCCAATTCGGAATCGTTATCACGTTGTCAACAACTTCAATCATTCCAAACTCTTCAAATGTCTTAAGCGCAAGCCTTACCGTGTTCAAATCTCTGCGAAAAATGGTGGCAAGCATTTCATCCGTGAACGGCAGCTTGTTGCTCATCATAAACACACCGTTGTTATTCTGTTTCCCGGCAAGAATAAGAAGTTTGAACCAAATCGTAATGATACTGTCCGCACTCGGCATACTCTCAATCAGCAGAATCTTTTCATCATCAAAAACATCTGTTGTGATTTTAATCCACTTGACTTCTGCCATTTAATCACTCTCCTCATATGTATCTTCAGAAATCAAAGCCATAAACTTCTCATACTGTTTTTCAGAAACTTTGTTTCCCTGTTTCTCCGGCTTCAAACGGATTTCAAGGTGCTTTTCAGCGATATGCGATAATTCCTTGGCAAGACTCTTTTTGCCTTGTTTAATGCCGTCATAATAGCCTTTTGCCGGACGGTAATCATCAATCTTAGCTTTACCCTCGCCCTGTGAACCGCTTGTTTTATTGCGAAGTTGATAGCCTTTGTCTGCATACAGTTTGATAATATACTGCTCCTTCTCGTCCAGCTCATTTTCTGGATAATGCGCGCAACCAACTTTCCAACCATATTTGTTGTCTTGCGAAAACAGACCGTGCTTTTTCAGCGAAAGATCAATGTGCTGATACCCAACAAGATGTTGTGCAAGCCTTGTCAAAATATGCTTTGCCTGTCCCACGTAGGCATACCGGAAGCCATACTCGTCAACCCTTACTAACGAGTAAATTCCGCTTTCATCATCCAGCTTTGGGTTCACTTCCAACCAACGTTTTTTGTTCTTTGCTTCAACGGCTTTCGCCTGTTTGAATTTCTTATAATCCATTCAATCACTTCCTCTCTAACCGTTCCATGCTCATTTGAGCCACAAACTTTCCGTAACTCATTCCGGAAGCGCGTGCCATATGATTCACAGCCTTGATTGCATCATCCTTTTTCTTTGGCTTTCTCAATCGTTCTTTAATGTCAATGCCGATGCAGTCTTGGCAATGAAGTTTTCGTTCATCTATTGTCATAAACAGCCTGCCGCATTTCGGGCATATTCTTGTATACACAATTCTTCCAGCCTTTTTAAAATTTCTAAACTGCGCAGATCTTCTTGCGCATTCTGGTCTACAGTATTTCTGATTTTGTTGTTTCGGCTCAAATTCAGCCATACAGTATTCACATAATTTCAATTTTTACCTCCAATCTTTTGTAAGGGCGGCACGGTAAACGCACCGCCAAGACATGGCTTTCAATAAGGTTTGTGATAACTATTCGCCAAACAAGATAGTTTCTTTTAGGCTTTCGCCAAGGTGTTTCAACCAATCAGAACGGACAAAGGTTCATATCAACCTCTAGCCCTTTTTCTGCAACATAAACATTTGCTCCATATTCAATTGTCTCTTTCGTTTGTTGTAGGAATAACGCGGGATCTCCGCTTGTGTCCGATAAGTGTATTAAAACGACATTTCGTAAAGCTGGATTGTCGTTCGTCTGAATAAATTTAAGTGCCGTATCAAGGCTCATATGACCTCGTAAACGGTGTCCGTAATTTGGCTCATTCCGGTCTACCAAGTCCATGCTATAATTGGCTTCGACCATGATATGCTCAACCTTTATGCCGGAAAAGTTGTACTTACAATATTCCAAATCGGTCAAGAATAACAGTTTACCCATTTCCTCATGCTCGATTAAATAGCCGTAGCACTCGATTTCTGTATCATGCGGTACATTGAAGGGTGTCACTGTAAAACTGCCGATTTGCCGTGGTCTGCGCGGTGGAATAGGTGCTGTACGTTCTCCGGTTATGGTTTCAAGTGCGGTCTGCGTTTCAAAAGCCGTGTAAACCGGAATACCGGACTGCATGAAATCTTTTATGTATCGTGCATGGTCTCCGTGTTCGTGGCTCACAATGCATCCGGAAACATTTGCTATTTTCCAATCAATCATTTTCTTAAAGTCCATAAATTTCACACCTGCTTCAATGGCAAGAATCTCACCACTGCTGCTGATTAAAGCGTAACTGTTGCCTGCTGATGATGAACCGCAACATCGCATAAGCATTTAAACCACCTCACTTTCTTAATACTTAATATTCATATTTCCGTGTTCGTTTACCCAGTCAATAGCTTCTGCGTATGTCACGCCATTATTTTTCAAGATATATAGCAGATTATGAAATTTAGGGTGTGTTTCTTTCAGCCTTAAAAATCTGCTTTCTTTCTCTAAGTGACATCCGAATCCGCACAGTACACAACCTGTTCTTTGGCATCCTGTTGTTTTCAGCAATGGTCTTTCTTTGTCAAAAATCCCAAAATCCGCAAACGACATCTGATTCTCACATTGCCCCATAGCTTCATAATCTGTGACCACATCACCATAAACAGAACATATTGGAAAATAAAATTCGGTATTTTCGACACTCGCTCCTGTTTTCTTGTATACAATCCTATTTCCGTAAAACATCTTATCATCGCTCATTCTGACTTCAATCATGCGTTTCGCATTCTCTTTGATATAAAGTAACACATCCTGATCAGTCCAAAAGCTCATAGGGTTGCTATGTGGTCTTTTAACATTAAAAGCATTACAGCCATCCTGCAACCATTTCTGCGTACGCATAACACTTTCGCTTGCCATAGTCGCTATAATAGGCTTTCTGCCTGTTTTCTTTTCGTAATCGTGCGCAGGCTTTTTCTTCATAATGTCACAACATAAGTCGCTTATTTCAAATGGTGCATCAAGAAAGAATTTATATTTTTCTTGATTAAACTGACTATAATTGCCTTTACTATCTGTCAGTTCTCCATTCAGTCTGCGTAACCTATATTCTGAACCGCTAGGGATAACCCCCATCTGCAAACTCTTGTACTGTCCGTTTTGCTTGTTTATTCTCCTGTCTATTCCTAACAGGTCTGCCATATAGCAAGCATACGGAACCGTCTGTCTGTCTGTCTGTCTGTCTGTCTGTCTGTCTGTTAAGATTGTGTTGTTAGATTTTTGACTGTCAAGGTATTTAACATATTTTCTCGCACCGCTTACGCAATTTGACACTTCCTTGCTAATCATCGGAAATCCATACTTTTCACAAACCTTTGCAAATGAAATCTTTGGCTTCAAAATCACAAGGTTATCAAAAGTCTTGGCAAACTCCTTTAACTCTGGATATTGTGTCGGAACATCTACGAACACAAAAGGAATATTTTTATATCCGCAAACTTCTCTGATTATGTGTGCCAAAACCGTGCTATCCTTGCCACCGCTAAATGACAGATATACTCCATCTTCACCAAATTCGTTTACCCATTCATTTATTCTACGTGCAGTCATGCTTATTTTTGCAGAAAGCGGAAGTGACTGCATCTGATATAAGTCTGACATTGTATGTTTTCCCATACCCTACTCCAATTCTTCCTCTGCAGGAAACTGAAAATATTCTGATGTACTTTTCCTAAACATTTCGCTGCTTAACACTTGGCAAACTTCCGTAAAGTATTTTGAATTGGCAGTATGATGATAAAATTCATTATTTTCATACGCAATTCTAAGCATTTCCATGGCTTTCTTCGCTTTTTCTTTGGTGGAATAATCTGCAACATCTACTGAATCATCATATCCACATATCTGCATCCTCACATAAACGCGCCCATTTATACATACTTCATATGCAGAAACCAAAGCGTTATCATACGGGAAATCCTTTGTCCCGTCCTGCGATATAACTCTCATAGAAAACCTCCCTAATCTTTCATAAAGTCCGGTACATTCTCGTCATTCTCAACGACTTTCTCTGGCTCGACTGCTGCACCGTCGGTCGCTTCGGATTCTGCTACAACAAACGGCTCTGAATTGGCGTTCTCGGCAATTTCTTCCTGTGTCTGCTGATAAGTTTCATCTATCTGCATAAGAGACTGTTTTGCAATAGCATTAAGGTCTTTTGGATGCTTCTTAATTGCATTATTGCGCATCTTTCGGACGATCATGGATTCAGATGTATCAATCCATGCGGCACTCATATATGGTCTTGCGACTTCGCAGGAAAGCATATCTTCAACAGTTTTGCAAGCTAAAAGCTCTTTCAAAATTTCATTTTTCTTTTCTGCGATAGCTTTCTTTTCTGTTTCCGTTGCATCATAGCGTGTCTTTTTGCCGCCTTTTACAAGTCCGAAAGTCTCATTCAGAAGATTATTGCGAACATGAGCAAAAAGGTTTCCTTTTACGCTTTCACGCTCTGCTATCATATATTCAACTTTCCCATCTTTCATTTCCACCGGGTAAACAACACGGATAACTTTCTGCGAAAGTCCTTTTTCTTCCCATTCCGGCGGTGTAACTTCAATTCCTTTATGCTTTGGATATGTGAAATCGTCACCTTCTTTCACAAGCCATACCGGATATACCTTTTTAACATCAACACCAAAGTTGCGAAGAAGTGCATCATTTCCGTCTCCCTCAATTCCCATTTCTACTTCCTTGTACCAATTTCCATTTGCATCCTGTCTGCTTCTCAACTGGAAGTAGCACTCCCTCGGCACTGCATTGGCATTAAGTTGAAGGCTTGATACCTGTCCGATAACCTGTCTCAAATTAGATCCATTCAAGTTACTCATAGCGGCTTTGCTAGATGTAACAAGGTTGTAAATAGCGCTCATAGATGCCATGACGCACTGCTTAGAATAATCATTAAGCACAAGCCCATGCTCTGCAAAGTCACGTTCCATAAGCCCTATGTACTGGTTCGTATAATAGGAAAGTTGTGTATTCATTTCCTGTTTTCCCTGCGTAGATACTGCCGTATTTTCTGCCATAATTATTTATCCTCCATTCCACTTAAAAAAGCTTGAAGAGCTTCTGCCACGCGTCTTTTTTGCACTTTTCTTAATATTTCTTTACCATCCTCGGACAGCTCCTCTTCACTTACTTCCTGTAAAGCAAGGTTGTATTTCTCCTCTCCAAGAACTCCCCTTAATGCAACTAAAAGAGTCTCAAATTCAACCATGATAACCGGCTCTCTTCCGTCTACTTCTATTGTTCCAAAATCTGATTTAATCATTTCTGTTCCTCGCTTTCTTAATATCTTAAAATCTTAACATCGTTATCTTCGTAAAAATTATTGAACCGCTCATTTAACAGTTCTAATTGCTGCTTAAGAATTTCCTTTGCTTCATCCATACAACGGAAAAGATTTTCGCTCTTAAGCTGCAGATTATCAATTCCCAATTCGTTGCAATTAAGATACCACGCATCTCCGCAACCGCAAATTTTATGTATGCAAATGTTGATTCCGTGGTCTTGAGTTCTGAAAATCGTTCCACTTTCCACCGGTTCTCCAAATTTTGTAATACTAATCAGCTTCATGCACACCCCTCGCTTTCCTCATACTTCTTCACAACTGCCATCTTATCAGCACCGTAGGTCTCCACCCACTTCATATCCACTGATTCATCCGTAACGGTCAGCTTTGCACCCTTGGCATTTACAACCGTGTCGCCAGCTTTCACGGAATCCTTGGTGCGATACACGTAGCTTCTTGTGCTGTTTGGAAATTTCGCTTTGATATACTGCATTTATCATTCCTCCTCAATTTTCAAACCAAATGGAACATTTCCATTAACAATAGATTTCCAATGTGCAATAACATTTGGATTAGCACTTGGATTGCATGGTTCCGTTGGAGCAAACATAAATCCGCTCTCCTGTTTCTTGGTTTCTTCATCCCATTCTTTCTCGGTTCCAAAGCAAAGATGCTCATAGAATTTTGGATTGTCCTCATATGTTGGATATTCCGGATGCTGTTTCTGCCATTCCACAACGTCTACTTTAAACTTCTCCATATCAATAGCCCATTTATCATGAGCAACCTTCCATTTTTCCACTTTATCGTTATTCTGGTTAATTTTGTTTTGAGCTTCTTTCTTGACAGATTCCCAAATTTTACTACTTATAGATACAAAAGAAGCTTTATACTGCGGATAAAGAAGATTGTCATAATCAAGAATTTTCAACCCTGTCTTATTGTTCTGAAAATTCCATTCTCTAATAACCTGCCACATAATACATCCGGCTTGAAATCCGGTAATTCCACCTGTCGGAGAATTGTCAACCGCGTACATGGCTGCTATTCCTGCTGCCGCAACTGCGTGGCAAATAGTTCCATAATCATGCGAATAGTCTTCTGTTAAATGCCTTACAAATTCCGGAAGTGTTTCCACAGTCTGTTTTTTCGCTTCTTTGTACCATTCATTCTGGATTTTCATTTCCTCGGTAATCTGCTGTTTCATCTTCTAAACCCTCTCTTTCCTTTATTCCTCGCGTCTTTCTCGCAATACGGAAGAGAACAATGTCCGGCTCTTCCCCAGAACCCTTTACTTGCACTCTTCCAACGCTTGCACGACATACACCGTGCATCCGGCTGTGTGATGTTGTTTCCGATTCCTATTCTCGACATTCAATATTCCCGCTTTCTTAGTGAAAATCCGCTTCCGGTTCTTTTTCCGGTTGAATATAACTGTCATCATATTCCTTATCAATAACGATAGCCGTTCCAGCTCTGGATAATCTCAAGAGTAGCACCTCAAATTCACTCAAGTTTCTAAGTGACGAAATCGTCAAATCCTTATAGGAAGAAAGTGTATATGGTTCTTCTTTTCCGTTGCCCCATATCCGCTTTGACACAGGAATTTCAACATTCAGTTTTTCATCATGCTCATTTTCAAATGTGATAACTGCTCTTTGCACACTGCTCCATGATGGCTTATCTTCCAGCTCAAACCGCATTTCACATTCCACGGATTGATAAGAAACGCCATCATCGTAATCAATGTCTAAATCTTCTGTGTCAATATCCCTTTCGCATTGTTTAATCCATGCCTTGAACAAATCCGTAAGTTTGATTTCTTTCTGCTCCGGCTCCACCATAAGGTCTTTAAAATTCTCCAGAATCTTTTTATTTCCAATACAGAAATCCGAATTAACAATCTCTGTTAAAACAGAATCAAGTTTGGGAAGATACTCTGAAAAATCATAACTCTCAATGTATGGAACCATGACTTCTTTTACCTTTTCCTCAATGGCATGCTTTGCATCTCCCCAACGAAAAGCATCTTCGATTGCTCCCACCAATGCATTCATAAATTTTTCTTTGACAATTTCACTTACTTCATCCGAAGATAAACTTTCCGATGCTATTTTCAATAATTCTTCTTTCATTTACACACCCTCCACTTTCAACTGCTTATCCTCTGATACTGTCAGAAGAATTAACTGTGTATCAACAGCCGGTACATATTCATCATTGATACTTTCTGCACCATCAAGGAAAATCGGAACATACATATTAAAGAACTTCTGAAAACTGTTGCAAATATCAATCTTCGCTTCAATTTCCCTGCCAGTGTTAGTCGTGTCACCGAACACCTTGTAAATGCCAGCTTCTTCATCAAGCACCGTAGGAATACAAACTTCCTTATATTCTCCGTTTTTCTGGAAATCGAACAACTTCCAACGTACAATACCGAAATGCTGATTGATTTCCTCAACAAGTAACTTATTCTTTCGTTTTGAAACTTCTTTGAGCTGATAAAGAATCCTCTCGGCATCTGCCTTTGCTTGTCCATACTCGTTCTGTTTATGTTGCATATCTGCAATCTTGTCATCAATTTGAACATTGTTTTCAGCCTGTGCAATAATCTTATTTACTTCATCAAGCTGGCTCTGCAGATCTGCTTTCTCGACTTTCAAATCAGTAACAATCTTGTCCGCACCATCAGATTCCAGCTTTTCAATATCGGCGAGAACCTTGTCACGCTCTGCTTTCAGTTTCACATAATCTTCATTCTGCGTGTAATCAGCTTCGCTCGGGATCTCGGATAACTGCTTCGAAAGTTCTTCTTTCTTTGCAATGGCATCCTGTTCCTGTTTCTTTAAAGCGTCAATTTCTGTATTCAGATCGGCATTTTTCTTTGTAAGTTCGGTAATAAGTTCTTTCTTCTCGGTGCCAATAGTATTCAACCGATTCAGTTCAACCTTTTTGTCAGTGTCAAACTTAAATCTTTTTGCTTTCAGTTTTTCTTCCGCATCCGCCTTGGCTTTTTCTTTCCGGCTTTCAAAATCAGCCTTTAACTGCTCGATTTTATCTTCTGGCAACTTCTGACCGCACAGTGAACAAACAGTGCTATTTTCATCAAATACCCACTTGGATTCGTCAAACAGGTAAGGCGCTTCATCAAATGCCTTGGCATATTCTGCATTGTACTTTTCTCCAATTTTCTTCCGTTCTGCATCCGCATCTGTGATAGCCTTTTCATTACCGACAATCTGATTTTCTTTCAAAGAAATCGTCTGCTCCAGATGTTTTAATTCATCTTCGCAACCACACAGATCAGCATCAATTTCGTATCTACGATTGGATAATTCGCGGTTCATCGTCTGTGTAATTCCGGATATATCAAGTTGTAACCGCATTTCCTTATCGCGCAATTCGTCAAGCGAATGATCGGCACCGGCAATCTTCTTATCGCATTCAGCGATTCTTCTTGTCAGATCAGCCTTGGCAAGTTCCTGCTCTGCCACATCTACATCAACTTTTGCTTTCTCCAGACCGATAATCTGATTAGGAATCGCATCTAACTGTTCAACTGCTTTCTTCTTGGAAGCGTTATTCATGGCTTCAATTTCCTCGAATTTATAAGATTCAAGTAGTTTTGCAACATCGGCAGTTTCTTTATCCATTTGTGCAATCTCTAAATCTGTTTTTTCGCTTGCCATAGTGAATAAATATTTGCGCATTTCATCCTGTTTTTTCTTTAACGACAAATCCTTAGTGAACACATTCGGGTGCGAACAAATGAGGAATTTATCAAACTCAAACCCTAATTCTTCCAGATATGCCTTAAAATCACGTTCTGTCTTAGGCACAGAATTGATCTCATATGTATTTGTGATAGTAACTTTCGAAACTCCATTTTTATCCGGCTTTCCAACTTTTCGCTTCTGCATCTTGGAAAGAGTAATCTCTTTTCCGTCCACATCAACATCTGCAGTAACGGTTGGAATGCAATCTTCTATATTGTCCGGTCTGATATTTGGATTGCTGACAAGTTCATAGTTCTTATCAGACGTCAGCCAGTACCATGCCGCCCCGATTGTGGTCTTTCCTCTCCGGTTCATGCCGGAAACCCTTGTTGTCTTGCCAAATTCGTATGTCTTATCCTTTACCCCCTTGAAATTTTCAAGTCGCAACGATTTCAAAATCATTCGCATTATTCTACACCCCCACGATTCCTTTTATTGATAACTCATATGTAACTTTTTCCACAACGCGACCATCTTTACACGTTTTCTTATATCTCCGGCTCTGCAATCTTCCGTATGTGCTTACCCTATCGCCTAAAGCAAGTGAGTCCGTATACTCTGCACCCTTTCCCCATGCAATACAAGTAATCAAATCCTCTTTCCCATTCTCTCTTAAAGTTTTGAGTTTCACATCACAGATTTTACGACCAAGCGGTGTTTCTCTAAGCTTCTTTTCCTCGATAATTCCATCAAGGCTTACTTCATTCAAAGGGCTATCATCCTCTGGCTTCGTGATTGTATCAGCCATAACATATGTAAGAATGGCTTCTCCAGACCCTGTTTTTACGTGCCGGGTAATTATCTTTCCCTTGATACATACCGTTCCGCTAATTCCTGTATCGCTGATTTCTTCATCGAACAGTACCGGAAGAATATCTGCAACACCGCTTCTTCTTTCAACTCCGATGAAGAATTTATAAAAAATCTTACCGTTTGATTTATGGCTTTCCCTTGGTGCTGATACAACATCACCGATCAACGTTATTTTGTTCTCCATTGCTTCTCCTTCCCATTTCTCTATCAAGAACCTTTTCAAAGTCCTCTTTATCATTCTGTTTCTTTCGTTTCCCTGCCAAAAGTTCAGCAAGCATACGCTTTTCTTTCGTGGAACATCTCGTGCCACTTATATACACAACGCCTACCATGTATCCTCTCTCATTCTGCGTTTTCTTTTAATTCGCTTGTCAAGTTCGGTTCTCTTTCGGTCTACTTCCGACCAGTAATACATGATTGCCGCAATTACCGCTCCGGCTACAAATTTAATAGCCGCTATATTCCCAACCGCTCCCTCACTATCCATATAACACGCGGCAACCAAGGAATATTCCATTGCGACCGCACCTATGATGAATTGGATTACTTTTTTCATTCATGCCCCTTTCGTTGCGTATCTTCGTTTTCCTCGCCCTGCTCACTATGTTTTGAAGCAGAACTCTCTACCATTCCAAGAACATATCCTTTCTGAAAATCTGTCATATTCGGAATGGCATCACGAAGTTTTTCGACAACTCTCTTTTCCTTTTCGCTCATTCAATCACTTCCTTTCATGCGCAATATCTGATTTCGTACTCTGCTACAATGTTCAAGTCGCATCCGAAAATATACATTAAAATAGGAAGAAGCTAATTTCTTTTGTACTTCCCATGCCAAATCATCCGTAAATGACTTGACCAACATCAGATAGCCCTGTTCTGTGATAAGATACATTCCGTTCGGAGAAGTTACACCAAATTCCCCCTTGGCTTCATCCGAATTTCGGACGAAGTAATCTTCTCCTAAAATAAAGTGTTTCTTATTGTCGTTAAATATTTTTCTCGCTGTTCCGTCTGGTCTTTCATGTACCATGTCAATGTCCTTAAATGTGACCACTCTTTCCCCTTTGTACTCTTTGATGGAAATGTCTGCATTTCCAATGTGTACCAAATTATCCATACTTTCACTTCCTTTCTGTGATATAATTCCCTTATCATCAAATAAGGGAGGTGATACAATTTGAAATACTTTTTGTTTTGCGATTTTTCTACAATATCCTGCGACCGAGAAAAAATGGCAGAGATATTAACTGAAAACGATATAACGTTCGCAAATATAAATAATTTCTGTTGGGAACTAAATGTTCCTGAAACGTTTGGAAATCCGCTATGCGACACAACAGCAGAATCTATTCACTTCCTGTTTTATCAGTACACTCACAAGAACTCTCTTCTTCTTGTGGTAAAAGCAAATGAATATTTTCCAAACGGAGATTAGGATACAATCTCTTTGTTTCTTCATATACGGTTTTGGTTTTCAGCCACTTCCGCATATGGAGAACCTGTTCCATGACATCCATATCGTGAATTTCCACTTTGTTTAAAATCTTCTGCAATTCCTTTTCCATTCCATTAAAATAGGAAACCGGAACAACAATTATGTCATTTGCTGATTTAATCTCTTTCATGTTCTCACCTCTTTCCTGTTCATTTGATGTACATACAATAGCACATTAAATATACATTGTCAATAGTTTTTGTTGACTTAATGAACATTTAATGTTAATATAATTGTGAAAGGAGGGTAAAGGATGAATGAGAGAATAAAGCAAGTTCGGTTATCGACAAAATTAAGTCAAACCGAATTTGCAGAAAAAATTTTAGTCTCACGATCTGCTGTATGCAAAATGGAAAGCGGAGAAAATTCTCCGTCAGAACAAACTGTTAAATTGATTTGTCAAGAGTTTAATGTCAATGAAGATTGGCTTCGCACCGGAAACGGAGAAATGTTTGTTGAGTTATCAAAAGACGAACAGATTTCAGCAATGCTTGGAGAAATTCAAAGATTAGGTGATGAAAACTTTAAGTATCGACTTGTTTCTGCACTGTGCAAATTAAGCGAAAGCGATTGGACAGCCTTAGAAAATTTAGTAGATATGATTTCAGACAAAAAGTAAAAAAGAGCCAAGGGCAATGCGCAGACCCTTGGCTCTTTTCCTATTTTAATAAGTTACTTATGTATGCATATATGGTTTTTAACCAATGCAAATTTTCGCATTTTTCAATAAGTTTAATGATTTCATTTTTGTAGTACTCTTTTCCCAACCTAAAACCCCCAATCATGTGCCCTATGTAGCGATACAGATATTATAGAACGTGTGTTTGGCATAGTCAATCCCCAATCATGGGCGGAGCCATGCCAAACCCCACCCATGCCAGAACTTGAAGTGTCCTTTCGGACAAGTCCATAGTATCACTGCAATATGCATGATTTCAACATTTTTCGGTCGCAAGTTTCGACAGAAAATGTCATTGCAGAGAAGCGGAGAGCTGTTTCTCAATCTCTTCTTGCACTTTTGCGCGCCAACGCATTGGCACTTCATCAATCGTCATTTTCTTGTCTACCAAGATTCTACGCACATAAAACTTAACCATATCCTACACCTCGCTTTCTGCGGCAATGCTTGCCAGTTCTTGGATTGCTTCTGCATTTGCTTCATGCCCTGCTTTAAGCTCATCAATTGCTTTCTCCATCTCCGTCTTTGTGCGAAGACTTACGGTCACAGTGTATGTACCATCCTCTGCGCCATCCTCTCCCATGTTCGGCATATATGAGAATCCTTCATACATAAGATTCTCATACTCTCCAGAAGTCTGATCATTGTGTGTAAATGTGACCTTTGAGATATTCTCCGATGAAAAGGCATCTGTGATTGTCTTGATTCCGTCAAAGTCTTTCGACTGAATCTGAATATTGCCGAGACTCGCTCCTTCAGCAATCTCGAACTCTGTTTTGTTTTTCAAAATAATTTTTTCCATAATTTTTATTCCTTTCTATGTGTAAATTTACGAGTTACTAAACTTATTTAAACGGCAGTTTAAAAAAGCTTACGGTATATAGCGAAACTATTACAGGAACAACATCAGATGATGCTTCACTTTCTACTGGATTATCATGCAATAGTGTTATTGTGTTAAATGCATATACAAACGACTCAAATAATGGTATCGAAGTTGCTATTGTGTCTGTAGAAGATGGAACTTATTATGCTAGATGTTATGATAAGTTGGACGGATATCTTACCGGCAAAAAAATAACAATACATATTGATTACATTTTACGTCGAATGAAGTAAATCTCGAATCTTGTTTAATGCCATTATATTACTTGTTTATATATTGTTTGCAAGATCAACACTGCGCACGATTACTTCTCCATCAGAGGTTTCAGGGACTAAATGTGGTCTGATACATTGGGCTGATTGTACTCCTTCATTAAGTGGAATAAATGATAACATTTCGGTTGCGTTTATAAATGCACTAGAATACACATCAAGAAATATTGTATTACCATTTCTTACAATCCGAACCTTTTTTAATGTGTCCGAATTATGTCCGGTAACAGATATTCTTGCATTATCATTGTATATTAAATAGAAATCTATTTTATGAAAACAACCTAGTGCATTTGAAAATGTTTGGCGAATTAGTGTTTCTATCAACATGTAAGTAGAACCCTTTGCTATTGTGTCTGCTTCACAGGTTATCTTTGCAAATCTGTACCAGCCAGCGCCTTCTTCCCCAATAGCTTTCTCTGAATATAATCGAATTGCTCCTGATGGATTCAATGTACTTATATCATTTTTAGTGGCTACATTATTTAAACTGCCGTTTAAATCACTTATCTGCTTTGCAAGTGATCCATCAATATTCGGGTTCGCCTGCCGCGCATCAAGTGCGAAGCCTTCCACTGTAGTGATCTGATTATTCGCCACATTCGCCGCCGGAAACGCTCCATTGATGGCATCCTTTAAGGTATCTGCCAACTTTATGACGTTTTTCGCTTCATCTAATGTAATTGTGGTTCCATCCAAGTTAATGCTAAGCGTTCCACTCTCATCTACGCTCATACTTTTCCCGTCCGGCTTTACAACTCCGGCATCCTCTGTTGTTGCAATCGCACTAGCACCGCCCACGATAGACTTAGACCAATATTCCGTATTGCTTGTTGCCGTTCCTACCGGAACTTCTTTTTTCGCGAAATAAAGCGTATTGTTATAAGTCACTGCATCCAATCTCTTATATGTAGCATCTGCGCTCCAATTGCCCTTTGGCACAATTGCCACTCTTCCTGCTATAGCCATTTAAGCCACCTCCCAATTCAAATTTCCGTCATTATCAACGACAAAGTTATAAGCAGAATTGTCCGTGTAAATCAGTTCTCCATCATCATTCAAATCGAATTCTGCCATCGTGAGTTTCTTGTTAATTTCATTTTCGATTCCCTGTGCCCGGTCTGCACTGCCCTTGGCATCTGCAGCAGATTTTGCCGCATTGGTTTCGTATGTCTTTGCATTGGTGGCAGAATTTACAGCCTTGGCAGATTCCACTTTGATATCTGCAAGATAATCCGGGCGCAGATGCTTTTCTTGGATACTTCCCTCTTTCACGATTGCGGACACCTTACCGTCACTTCCGATTGCAAATGCAATCGTATCAGAATCCGTAAATTCGTATTCCGTAATCAGTGCAGATAAATCCACGTTCTGCACTGTTCCATCGTCAAGCGTGATTACCAACTGCTGACTTTCCGGATCATATGTAAAGTTTACGGCCAGCTTTTCCAACTTAGTATCAATGACTGCTTTGGAACCGTTCATTTTCACAACAGTGATCGTTCCCTTTGATTCATCCCACAGAATTTCTTTCACAAGCTCATTTGCCTTTGCCAAATCAACCTTAGACGCATCCATAGCAACCACACGATCATCCAGATTGTCAATGCCGGCTTCCGCATTATTTAACCGCATGGCATCAATTGCTGTTTTCTCGCTTGGAAAATTCTCCCAGTATGTCCGGCTATAAATTTTCTGCATGGTTCACACTCCTTTCTAACGCTGATAATCTGCGTTCCAGATCTTCGTTTTTCTGCTGCAAAAGTTCGATTTCTTTCTGCTGCATCTGGATCATCTGTATGTGCATTGCATGGAGATTTTCCTTGTCAATTTTCCATGTCTTTGAATCTCCGTGAATTGCTTTTTCATCCTCTTCGGCATTTTCTTTTAGTACAAGTCCGCTATCGGACAATCCGGCATCCTGCAAAATCTTCTCTAAATCCTGCGCAATTAAACCAAACTGTAAGCCTGTGTGTTGCGTGATGTATCCGGGTTTCCATGTATATTCAACCGGGCACATTGCCATATAAACGCTTTTAATATCCCTTAATGATTGTATATTATTTTTCAGCCTTTTATCGGAACTCGGAATAGAAATCAAAAGACCCTCGATATCCAAGGTACTTTCCCTCGAGCCAAAATTAGACACTTTATTAAAGTGTCTGGGCGAATACTTGGTTGTAGAGCTATCATTAAGTGTATAATCTACATCTGTAAAATACCCACTTGGCAATTCGCTTTTGGTTGCGTAGTCGCTCAGCGAATTGTCAACATAACTTTCAGTTGCCAAGTTTTCCTCGTTTGAATCTGTTACAGTGCCTAGGTCAATGAGTATGTTTTGCAGCATGGGTCTGCCTCTTCCGTCAAGCCCAATAATTGTAAGGTCATCACCGAGCGCTGTCGAATTAAAGTTTAGCGAATCGATTATTGTTACTCGTCCAGCTCCATCAAGTCTGAAGTTGTTGCTTTCGACTATGAGCCTGTTCCCGCGAAGCATAATCTGGTCTGCGCTGGCATTGATCATTGAAATAACTTGGTCGTTCTCATCTCTTCCAAGTTTCAATTCCAATGATGCGTCTAATTGTCCCTCTGCTTTTTGTGCGCGGTTGACTTCTGCAGAAATGCTTTTTGCGGTCTGCTCAAACTTGGTATTTGTCTGTTCCTCTAAATCCTCATACGTGGATTGAAGATGGTCTGCGTTCCTCTCTAACTTTCCGGTACGTCTTTCCACGCTTTCAATCGCATCTCTGATAGAATTAACCTTTGCAGAGTGTGTCTGCGTACCCTGTGCCGAGATTGAATCTCTCTTGCTTTGTACTCCGGTTAAAGTGCGTTGCAATAGATACGTTTCAACAATCTCTCTCGTGGTATTGAATCGGATTGGTTCCCCAAGTGTCAGACATGGATTTCCGACACAGGTGCAACTTTTAATCGGTGTGTATGCCGCCTGTGCCATAATAGGCAATAGGTTATTTGCAATCTGTTCAAGTTCCGCTCCGGTCTTGTCTGATACAAGAAAGTTTCCTGTAATCGAATAGTTGTTTCCGGCAGTTCCAACAATAGCACCGGCATTATCTTCACTTGTCTTGATTTCAAGCTGCGTGATTGCCTTGCTTTGGAAGTCCTCATAATCAAACGTGATATAGTGTCCAGTCATGGACTCTGTATTTGCATCAGACGGAAATAAATTATCTGCCGGAAATAAATCTTCTGCCGGATAAAGTGCGCTTGTGATTGCTTTCAGAAAGACATACTCAAACTTGCCCTCTCGGTCGATATTACCAAAGCATCCGTTAATCTCACAGATTGCCGTCACAACCGTTTTTCCGCTGATAGCGGACTCTTCTGTGACTGCGCTTGAATCGTCCGTCTGTGTGGCTACAATCGTCTTATTGACCGTCATGGAATCATTGACAAGGCTCGTTTCGACTTGCGCAATTCCAAGATGTGCAAAAAAGCTATCACGGAACTGCTTAAGTGTCATTGGAAAGCTAAGTCCTGCATACCAAGACTTTACATCCGTATTGATAATGTCATACATAGCGTCATATGCCGTAATCTGCCGTTTTGTTCGGTCAGCCGTAGGAACATCGGATGCAACCTTAAAAACTCCGTATGGCATCGGATTTTCGCTATCTCCGTCAATCGTTTCTTCGATAGAGATTGTCTTTCCAATAATGTTTCCTGCGGTGTTTCTTGCTGTGAATTTTACGCAATTCGCTTCGCACGCTCCAAATTTTAGTTCAGACTCCGAACAAAGACTTTCTTCGAGCGCAAACGTACCGATTTCAAGCATCGAATTGTCTATTTTTTGATTCGTTCCAACAACAGATATGACCATCTGTTTATCTGTCGCGGAATCCCAATACTTTTCTTTCAAACTACTATTTATCATACACACCGCCTATAAATGAAAACTTGATTGGGTCATATTTTATCTTCCCATGTGCCACAGAATAGAACGTAGGCTGAATGTCAGCAATATATCCGTACTGTGTCACATATCCGCGTTTCTCCGGCACGTATGCCGTGATATATCCACCGCGCTCCTTTGCCTTGGTATAGTTCTTTTCTATGTTCTTCCAAAAATCATCAAACTGCTTTTCGGTCAGCATGGCTTTGGTTTCAAACTCAACCTTTAGGGCTTTCAGTTCCACGGCATCACGATGCTCATATCCGTTTTCATCCGTCCAAGGGTCTTTATCCTGCATGTTTACATAGGAACTAAACGTGTCCTGCTTTATTAAATTGTTCGGTATGGTATAATTCCCAAACTTTACTAAATATCCGCCATATCCCATCGTTTACCTCCTAAAAATGGGTATAAAAATAGCACCTACTGTTTGGTAGATGCTATCCATTTGATTAAATTTTAAGCTACTACTGATTCCCATTCAGATTTCAGCTTTTCTACATCGTTTTCAAAAAGTTTGCAAGCGATTTCGTACAACTGCGGAATCATTCCCATTTCCCTGTCGATATAATCCATCTTGTTTCTTACTTTGGGTTTGAGTGCACACCCTTCCATCCTTGATTTAAGGTTGCAGTGATATTTCCTTTCAAATTCTCCATAAAGCAACGAATAGCGTTCTTGATACTTTCCATCGGCACCGAAACGGACAATCTGCGTTATCCGCTGTCTCTTGGTTGCCAAGTCAATATCATCAACGAGTCCGATAATAACATCTTCCTTATGGATGATTTCTTTCTGCTGTCTTTTAATGGTTTCATTCTGCTCCCTAACAGTTTTTAATGTCTGTGAAAATATCAGCTTAGTGTTTTCATCTGCATATGGCAGGTAAGTGGAAATAAATAATTCATCATTATTGACATACCCACCTGTTTTACGTATTGTAGGGAGTACCTCGGATGTTACCCAACGTTTGAACTTATGAAGTTTTTCTTTTCTTTCGTTTATAAGGGAGTCGTTTTGTGACACACCCTTTGCTTTCTGTGGTTGCATCTGAAAGAGCAAGGAATACAAACCGCTTTCATTAACAACCGTCATTCTTTGTTTTCCACCGGGAGTATCAATTTGTGACACACCCTTATCAGAATCATCAATATTTGAAAGGCTTCTTCTGTAATTCGTATCTCCAAATACTTCGCATATATCCTTTCCAACAAACCATGGTTCATCATCGACCATGACCATTCTAATCTGTCCGAATATTGGATTCTCAAATACCTCAATGCTGTTTTGAATCTTAAGCATAAGTTGTGATTTTTTCATTCGTGTCTACCTCCATACATTTTTATCTGAATAAAAAAGAGGAAGCCACTTGTGAAATCACATTGGTTTCCTCTTTCGTACAGTATGGCGTTCAAGTAAGTAATCCGCATCTTCACGGATAAGGTTGTTTCCTTAGTAATAAGGATAGACTATTTTTGATTTTGTGTCAATCAGCTTTTGAATTAAAATAAGCCGTGTTTCCACGGCTTAAGTATCATTTATCTTTCAATTTTTATTGTAACCAAGTATATGTATATGCTTCATCAACATATATCTTATAACTGCTCGGATAGATCGTATCGTAATTTGAATCGTACGGAAAACTAAACGAGAAATAATCGGTGTCTCCATTCTTTTCACATTCTGCATAATGATAATCATATTTGATCAAGTTGCCAGATGCATCATACATTAAGCAAGAAATTTTCACAAATGAAAAATCTTTTCCGGAATCGTTTGTAGCTTCAACCGTAACATTATCTGCTCCAATGTCCGATTGAACCATTATATTGCGAACATCACAAACAGCATTTGTTGCTTCATCAACACTCAACGACATTTTATAGTTATCATAAGAAACATCGTTATAATCAGAATCGCTCGGTGCGTCAAAATAAAGAACACATTCCTTACCGGATTCAAAAGCTCTGTTACAATCGCTTTTGCTATCCAGCATTTTACCGTTTTTGTAGTATACAAGTTTTGCGTCCAGATCAACATTTACCTTGTTGTTGTTTTTCAAGATAGCAACAACTCCATGACCACTATCTTGGTATTCAATTGAGATGTTTTTCTTTACCTTGTTCGCATTAAAGGAAGAAGTGACGGTAACTTTGCAAGAAAGCGTTTTCTTTGCAATTTTTGCTTTTACGTACGTCGTTCCTTCTCCAACCGCCAGAACCTTTCCAGACTTATTTACAGAAGCAACATATTTATTGCCACTACTCCATTTAGCAGTTTTCCTCATTCCGCTTATCTTTAATGTTGCGGATTCTCCAATTTTTAAATTAAGAGTCTTTCTGCTTAATTTGATAGTTGCCGCCTGTGCAACAATCTGTTTCCCATCTGCATTTTGGATTGGCATAGCCGAAATCAAAACGGCAAATGCCAACCCCATCGCTACTAATAATTTTTTTGTGTTTCTCATAATGACTCCTTTCTTGTGATATGATTTATTTAGAATTATATCACGTTCTATTATAGAAGTCACTAAAAAACATATACATTGTCTCCGGTTCGATTGTAATGTTCTCTACCATAATCCCTTGCAGCTTTTCCTATGTCGTTTGTAGTAATTCCGAAATTTTTCTGTAAAATAGCTTGTAATAACTGATTTTGTTGTCGCAGTAAGGAAACCTCTTGCGCAGATGTTGAATTGATAGCATCTTTGATTCCGGTAATTTCTTGGCTTCCTGCGACCGCTGGCTTACCTCCGACTGTTCCCATAATTTCCGGAAGTCCATTTTCTCCAACTGTTGCTATGCTATATTTATCCATAAAACCGCCCGTTGCATAAGCCTTTACTTTAGGTAGGCTCACTTTCGGCACAAGATCGACTCCGCTCCACTTTACCTTTGCTACTTTAGCCGCCGCAGAAACAACACTGTTGAACCCTCTCAAAACGGTATTCACTCCACCGATCAATGAATTTATTGCTGTTTCAATTCTTGAAATTACGGTGTTCATTGCCCCGGCAACACCACTTTTCACGCTATTCCATAATTTGCTGAATATTTCAGCTACACTTTCTTTCATCTTCGAGAAAGCATTTTTTATCGGGGTGGTTACATGTTCTTTAAACCAACTAGAAACACTATTCCACGCCCCGGTTACCGCTGTCTTTGCCGCGCTAAAAGCTTTCTGAATAGATTCTTTTGCTGAGCTAAAAGCATTCTTGATAGGTGTTGTAACATGCTCCTTAAACCAACCGGAAACCACCGCCCATACCGATTTTACAGTTGTCCATAGAACCTTGAATGCAGTTGATACTGCCGATTTCAATAATTCAAAATTCTTCTTTATTGGCTCTATTACCTTTGATTTAAACCAATCAGAAACAACAATCCATACAGCCTTGACAATGATCCACAATCCTTCAAAGATTTGACCAACTCTTTTCGAAAATCCTTGGAAAAATGAAACAATAGGAGTTATAACATTAGTATTGAACCATCCAGAAACTGTTTTCCATACACCGGATATATCTTTCCATAAAGAAGAGAAAAAACCGGAAACAGATTCCCATAATCCCTTAAAAAAACCGCTTATTGGCTTAATCACATTAGTATTAAACCAATCTCCTGCTTTTGAGAAAATTCCTTTTATTTCTTCCCAATGATCCTTGACTACTACAGCCGCCGTTGCAACACCGGCTACTATTCCTGCGGTAATCGCTGCAGGTGCTGCCGCTACCCCTAAAATAACCGCTCCGACTGCCGTAATCGTAACTCCGACAAGCATAAGTGCTTCATTAAGCCAACTGAATCCGTTCTTTAACATGGTCACAAAGTTTGATATTGCAGTAAATGCGCCAATCGCAACAGAGCCAATCCCGGTTATAGCTTTTGCTACCGGGCTGATAAAAGAAAGTGCGCTCTCTGCCGCACCGCTACCGAATAAAGCTTTGACACCAGCTGAAACAGTTGTTCCAAGTGTAGCAAACGCCCCACCTATTTTTTTTGACAAAGCGGTAGACAATACTGCCGAGATTCCCTCATTTGCCGCAATTTCAACGCCAAGCCTTGATGCAAGTGAACCAGCTATTGCTTTTGAAATGGAAGTTCCGATTATATCAAGTGCGGTTTTTGCAAGATGCAATCCAAGGATTTTTTTGATTGTCAACGCACCGATGATAATTCCAACCGTCTTTACGTCTAAGTTGCTTAAAAACTCCTTTGCTCCGTTCCAAACATCCTTCCAGGAAATTTTACTTAATGCCGTAGTGACCGCATCAAATGCCCCTTGTGCCCATGCATTAAGCGTTTGAGCCAATAATGCAAAGTCAAAGTTTTGGAAAAACTTGTTGATTCCATCCGCAATTGAATTTCCAAATTGCTTCCAATTAAATGTCGTTCCAAACGAATCCAATCCATGAAGCACCGTGTTTAATGAATTTGCGATCAGTTTTCCGGTTTCTCCGAAAAGCGTTGTTCCTTTTTGCCCTTTAAATAGTCCGTTAAGGAATTTTGCAAGCCCACTACCAAAGCCGGATGCTTTGGCATATACTTCATCCCACTCGATACCTCGCATCGCATTGATAAGAGCACCGGAAATTGCTTTTCCAAGTCCTTCAAGGTCTTTGATGTTGCTTTTGAATTTCTTAAAAATGGTGTCGGTCTGAACCAGTTTTCCGGTATCTCCACCACCAGAACCGCCAGAACCAGAACCGCCACCACTTCCACCGCTCCCACCACTTCCAGAACCGGAAGTATTATCTTTACTTTGTTTTGAAATAACCTTTAATTCATCAAATGCACGAGTTGCCTGTTGGATTTCCTTTTTTGCTTTCTTGGCATTTTTTGCGATACCACCCGTGTTTTTCCCTGCGTTTCCTGCGGCATTACTTAAATCGTCCATGCCGTCAGACGCGCTTCCAATATCATCAGCAAGACCGCTGATTCCTGCTCCTTTGCTTGCTTCATACTTCCATCCGAAGATAGAACCTAAAGCATTTGTTACCATCTCTGCGAAGGAAATAACCTTTTGCAGAACTGAATTAAGTACCTTGATAAATGGCTTGAATGCATTGATTAAACCACCACCAACAACCGCTCCAAGTGCTTTGAAGTTCTCTCTAAGCATGGTTATCTGGTTATGCCATGTCAATATGTTATCGTAAAGGCTTTTTATCCTCTACTTCTTATGGTTTCCCATAAGTTCGGCGTACATTTTCAACCACAGCATTGTGGCTGTCGGATACTCTTGGGGATATTATATTCTACACTCTTTCCATAAGAAAAGAGCATAGGTTCAATCCCTACGCTCTACAATGTGCTATAACTTTTATTTTATAGCCTTATCTCGGTATTAGCTTATTGACTTATCCACTTATAACCATAAGCAGTTCGCCCCTCTTGGTCAATTACATTATGTATTGCTTTGTAATTAACTCCAAGAGATTCCCCTGCTTCGGATATTCTATCGAACACTCTTATAATCTCTCTGGTTTTCGCATCCACTTGCGCAATTTTTCTTCCTTTTTTGCGCTTTTTATAGATGCTCAAATCTTTTATTGGAAAATCTTCTTCGTATACAAAAATATATCCATTTGCCGACTTATAGGTATTTGAAAGCACACCGGAAATAGTTGTTCTATTTGCTCCGGTAATCCTAGCCGCCTCCTGCAAACTTTTAAATTTCTGTATAAAATTTCCTTCCATATCACATTGAATAATGCTTCTCATTCCGTTAGGTTCCGGCTTTCTATAGGTTTTCGCTCCGTTTGATTCATACTCATCCTCAAACATGAACATATAGCCCTTTGTCTGCCGCCTTTTTCCTTTACAATTAAGCAGAACATCCGTATTATTAAATCCGTCAATTTCTGCATCCATTGCACTATCATAACGCTTAATGTACCGTCCGTCAAGCGTCAGCAAAACAACTGCCCTGGCGTTATGATACGGCGCGCCTTTCCCACCTTTGGTCATATTATAGCCATCTCGATAGGTGTTAAATTTTTCAATGTAATACTTTTCCAACTCACAGGCTCCATCTTCGCTTTCACACGTTTCGATGATTTCCCATGAGAAGTTGTCAAACCCGAATTCTTTAATTGCTCTATGAAAGTCGCAATCTTCTTTTTCGTAGCACCTTTGATGTTGCCACACTCTGCTATGAAAATCACAAGTTTGACCGACATAAGATTTTCCGTTTATTTTATTTGTTGCTTTGTAGATATAATATGTTCGCATTAAATCACCTCAAACATATTATACAAAAATGTTCGTGCTAAGTCAACTTAGCCTTCACCGATTTTACCCGATTTTTCATCGACATATTGCTATGCCGCGCGACACATGAAACAAAAGTTTCGTTTATCGGCTGTTCTGGCAAAGTCTCCGGTAATATTGGTTGTATGCGCAAGCACATACTGATAACGCAACATGGCTTTTTGAGCCTGTGTCATTGATGAAATGTTCGCATCAAGTCCTTGCTTTAATGCCCATTCCTTTAATGTTGCCTGTGTCAAGTCGATACCATAACGCCGCATAGGTGCCGTAGTACCGGAAAATACAGATTGCAGACTCTTGGCAATATCTTCTTGGCTCACATCATAAAATGAAGCCATATCTCCGGCTAATTCTGTCAACCGGATAGACATTTTTGCCATTTGCCCTTGTGGAATATCAAGGGCAGTTCCCATGGCTTGAAAACGGCTTGCGAACTGTTTTGCGGACAATTCAGACATACCAAATTTTTCAATTGATGTTTTTGCGAAATTGTTAATTAGGCTTTCATACTGCCCGAATGTCTGCCTTACAACGTTCTCAACCTCGGTTAATGAGGATGATATGTCAATGGCATCTCCAAGTAGCCTAAATCCACGGAATAAAGCCCAATATGTTGCATACACTTTTCCTATTGCAGACGAAAGGGAGAACGACTTCTTTGTTACAGCGGATGCACTTGAACTAAATCCACTAAATGAGCTTGTGATGCTTTTTGCCGCTGTTCCTGCCGCTCCACCGGTACGTGATAATTTTGCCAATGCATTTGTCATGTCAATAATATTCCGGCTTACACTAGGGGCTTTCGACAATTCGGACATAAGCTGTCGCATTGCAACCGCAAGTTTTGGTATATTCTCGATAGCCTTTGTTGAGCTTGTATAACCAAGTTGCTTGATTCCTCCGGCTAATTCCGATAACCCTTGCACCGATTTTGACATACCGGAAAACGAGCTTACCGACTTTGAAATCTGTCGCATTGCTCCGGCTGCTGCATTTATCTTTCCTGTGTCAATGTTGCTAAGCGTTTTAATGTTTCTTGCAAGAGTCGAGAATGACCTTGAATCAACACTGCGCATGGCACTCATTGAGTTTGACAATCGGTTTACTCCGGTTGATAACCGGTTAATTCCGCTAGAATCTATGCTTTGCAAGGATGAAGATAGTTTTCCTAACCTTGTTATCAGTGCGTCGATCTGACCATTAGCCTGTCTTGCCTGCGCTTGAATCTTGACCTCTAAGGTTTCTAATTCCAACAGTTACACCTCCTTTATTTAGTTTTAGAAAAGGGCGGTAAGATTTGACCCCTACCGCCCTTGAATTACTTTTTCAGTTTTCCATTTTTCAGAAGAGAAATCATCTTTGAATTTTCCTCTGATGTAAACTTAAAATTGGAAAATCCGTTCTTTTTTGCGATTTCTGCGCGATGTTCTTTCGACACATCATCTTCCCCAACCGCTTTTAATGCTTCGACTATTGAACCGGAATTTCCGGTATACTTCGGATAATACTTGGCTTTGCATTTCTTTGCACCTTTTACAACAATAACTGTGTGCCCTTTTATGCGTGTCACAAGAATATCTCCGTTGCGAAGAATAAAACCGGCATGATAAGAACCCATATCATCAAACAAACCGGATTTCAAAATTACCGGTCGTTCATTAGATGTATTAAAATCCCCCACATCCTTACCGGATGCATAAATAATACAGGCACGTACAAGAGAAGAACAATCGCATTCCGTCTTGACCTTTGTGTTAATGCCATGTTTAATGACTCCGTAGCGTTCCGATTGGTCATAGCCGATATTTTTATTGTCAGATGCAATCTGCATAGCTTCGGCTAACTTCTCCGCAACTTTATCATCCTTTGCTCTTAACACATTCCATCCTTTAGAATGGTTATAAAACTTCTGTGTAGACACTTCCTGTCCGGTCTGGTCTCCGGCTTTTCCACCAGAATAGCAGTTTCCGTGTTCATCGTGCCTAGCACTTCCGATAATTACTGCCATAGCAATACCTCTTTTCTTAAACTATCTTTGGTTTTGGTAAATGTGATTTCCTTGATTCAGCCGCCCATGCTTCTTCTGCCTTAAGCATTTCTCGTATCTCTGCATCGGGATCGTCCGTATTATGCTTTTCGATGGAATCATAGCAAGTTTCTTTCACGTACTTACTATTACCCTTACCGAATGTCGCATTTATTGCGGTCACAAGTGCTGACGTTGCATATCTGCCAAACCACATATACATTTCCATATCGCGTTGCTTCAATTCTGCCTTATATGCATCCACATAAGGCTTAAGCAACTCTGGATTCATCATATCTATATCATCAACGGAAAATCCGTAGCCTTTCGTTACCATAAGGTAAAACGGACGGATTTCCGCAACGTAATATTCCCATGTTAATTCTTGGCTGTTGTTTTGGATGGAGTTTTCTTTGCCGGAGTCCGATTCTTCTTCTCCGTCTCCATCATTTTCGCTAAAAAACTGTTTGACTCCAACTCATTCTCTAATTCGTTGAACAACTCAATACAGTCAATCTCACCATCGTCAATCTTTTCAGAAAGCAGATTAAGCACCTTATTAAACTGCTCATCGTATTTCTCGTTTGTATCGTAATCATATCCAAACTCGTCCTTATGGTTTACTTGCAGTCCTACAAGAAGCATCTTAGGAAGTGTTTCGAGTAACAGTTTTTCTACGGATTCTAAGCTTCCGTCCTGCTCGCTTACCGACTCTGATACATCTTTGATAAGATGTGACTTTAATGTTGGCTTAAAACCAAATTTGATTGAATATTCGCTATTTCCTAAATTTACTTTCATGTTTTACCTTGCCTTTCTGCCCTATATTGGCAAGGGGCAGTGTTGCCACCGCCCCATTGTTGCTTATCTCATTGCTTCAAGTTCTGCTATCGACCGTTCATCCTCGCCTACCGGTGCGGTCGATTGCTCGTCCGATAGGCTTTTTACCCCACCACTGTTACAGTGAATGTTCCATCTTTGTTATCAACGACAGTCAGCTTATCTGTAACAAGCTCTGATGCTGTACTTGGAATAACTGTTACCGTCATTTCAAGGATTTCATCGTTTCCACCTACATCGTTAGGTGTGGCTGTTGCAGTTCCTACATATGCGTACTTCGCTACACCGCCAATACCGTCCGTTCCATACAGATGAATAATATCAAGTTTTTTATCTCCATATCCATCCACCTTTGAAAGATATTCTTTTTCAAGGTTTCCTGTGATTTCTCTTGAATCAGAAGTCTTAATTCCTTTTTCAAAAGTCTGCTGATCATCTTCCATTGTGGTTGACTCAACAGTGTTTGGTGGTGATGCAGGACTTGGAACTGACTTAGCTGCAACCAAAAGATTGTATGTTCCCGCAAAGTCGGTCTGTTTTTCCGTGTGCTCTTTTACAATGACACGAGTTCTATAACTTGTTGATGCCATATTTTCTACTTCCTTTCTGCTTATAGCTGATCTAAATGCTCAACGTTTCCAATTACGCGAGTTGCGCGGAATGTAACCGTTCGCACTTGCTTGGAAATTGTTGGGATTACATTTGATACCTCAAACATTTGTTGTTTAAAAAAAGACACCGCATATGCTGCGATGTCCTTAGTTGCTTTTCTTGAACCTTTGTTTGTAATTGTGACCTGAAATGTTGGGCGAATTGCATTGATTGTCTTTGCTTCATTGGTTCGTCCGGCTTCTGTGCCACCGATTTGTCTGACTAAAAGCGTCGGAAATGTTGCGGTTCCGCCCGATTCTTCATCTTGCGTCACTTTAATTCCCCTTACCTTGCTTTCCATGTACGATTTCAAAAGGGAACATAAGGTATCTTCAAAATCAAGTGCCCAACTGTTTAACTCATTTTCCACCGAATACCTCCCTTGCAATCTTTACATACTGTTGAATAATCCGTTGTTCCGCATTATACATAGGCATTGTGGCTTTGATACCGTGGGTATAACGCCATGTTTCGGTCTTATCGTCCCAATAGTACCAACCATCTTCAAAAGCGTGTATTTGTCCCGGATATGTGCCGACACCGAATCCAAGTTCCGGCGCTTTTGGGTTCTCTTTGGAATTATAAAAAATACCGGCTCCAAACTCTACCGCCAACAAAGTATAGAATGGTTCTCGGTCTTCTGACGTTACCGTTTTTCCGGTTGCAATCAGAATCGCGTTCGAGGTCATTAACTGCGGTGCTTTATCTACCCTTACCGTTATCGTGTTTCCTAATGGTGATTCCGATATGTGTTGTATTGCCACCGTCTGACCTATCTGTGCAAGCCTAGAAACAAGTAAATCACATTTAGCTTGTAAACTATCGCGGTACTTTTCTAATTCCTTTATGGCGGCTTGTATGGATTTAGAGGATAATGTCATTGAAATAGTTTTCTTTGCCATGCAATCACCTACTTAATATTCTTCCGAAGAAGAAACAAATCCGTGGTCAGTCCTTCATCAGCAACTCCTTTTACGATGTAGTCTGCGGTTTCTGAATCCACAAGTCCATCATCAGTGCGTTTGACTTCCGAACGTTTCCACACCACATCACCGGCTTTCAGTGGCAAATATCCTTTATCCGTGACAAGCTGACAGTATGATGTACTATCATCAATTCCGAATTCTTTCACAAGGGCTTCTGACAGCTTATTGCTGATATTGGCTTTGAATGTTGTAGGTTCTGAAAACCCTTCAACTTCCTCGCCTTTTGGAATCTTGTTGCCTTCGGAATCTAAATAAGGCACAAAGTTTCCATCGGAATCCTTGTACCCTTCATAGACAATATCTCCATTTTCGTCAGTTTGTGGAATGAATACCCTCTGACCGAATTGCGAATACTTCATTTCCTGCTTGTTAATGTCAAGCATTGGTGTTTTCCTCCGGGATTCCGGCAACACTTGTCAGAAGCGATAACACTCCGGCAAGCACTGATGCGGACAGTACATATTTCCAATCCACTGCGCCCATAAACGCCGCTGTTCCAATTCCGGCAACTGCCGCCTGCGCAACTGTCTTGATTGCTCGGATTCCGGCTTTCTTAGTCCAATCTTTCCAATTCCTCATGGCTTTTATCTCCTTTTCCTATATGGATTTCTTCAATCTCATGTTTCATTTTCGTTATCATACCATTTCCACCTAACGCATGGTACGCATCATACATCTCACAAAAATTCTGATAGGCATATGACGGTATTTCTCCAAGTTTGGTGTATTTTGCATGGTATTCGATAAGCTGGACGCGCAAAAGAAGCATTGTTCCCTTGCTATTCGCATCCCTGCTTTTCTTTTGTTGCTTAAGAAGCCAAACTATATACCCAAGCACTATCGGAAGTGCCACAAGATAAGTTTGAATCAAAATACTTTTCATTTGAATCTCCTTTTGACGCACTGCCCACCACCGCTTAATGTGCGCCGCCTGCAACCATAATGGTCACGCTCAATCTTCTTTAATGCCCTATAGGCGATATTTACATAGCTTTAACAAACGGAAATACACCAGCAAAAAGGCTTTCACGGTCTTTCCATGTCCTGCTCACGCCGTTTTCGGAGAAACTTGCCATGTATGCTTCTCCTGCCTGTGACCGGTCGTACACTGCCAAATTGACCATAATGTTTTCATAGTTCTTAACATCACTGTCAATCTGGTCTTGCGTGTATGTGTCCGGATAGTTCCGTCTGCTGATAATCTCTTTTCTTGCCTGCTCTAAAAGCTGTTCAATCAAAGGGTTACATTCTTTTTCATCAAACACAACTTTATCGGACTTTTCTCCGGTCGTTTCGTCCTCTACCTCTTCTATATGAAATTGTTTTAAACGAATTTTTACTTGTTCGACAAGCGTGTATGACATAAGCGATCTCCTACAGATTAAATTTTGCAATCAGAATTTCTTTCAGTTCCGCACCGCTTGTTGCTTGTGCGTTTTCAATTCCCTGCTCTGCGGCAAGTTTCTGCAAGTCTGCGGTACTCATTCTGTTGATTTCGGTCTTTGTATATCCAACGGAAGATACCGGAGAATTACTCTCCGGCACCTCTTCTCCTGCGTTGTACCATTTACCATTATGAATCACTATATATGGATATTTCATAGTTGCACCCCCTACTCTTCGCTATGAACCTCATATACAAATGTGCTATCCATATTCTCGTATGATGGAAGTACAACCTCAGATGCAAATGTTGACATCTTCATAGGTGGTCCATACTCTGTCTTTGTAGCGACTGTAATACCTACACCATATGTTGTTACATCAACATCAGCTACCTGTCTTGCAGTTCTTTCTTCCGGTGTAGTGCCAAACCAAGTGCTTCCAAGGCTGCCTTCTGGAAGAAGTGTAACCTTGTTATCCGGGTAGAAGTACTGCTCTTTGCCATCATCATCAATGTACATCTTATCGTAAAGTACGATAGTGAGCTTCGCCCTCTTCTGTACCACCGAAATAACAGTATCATCGTCAACCTCAATAGTTGCTGTAAGGTTCTGTGCAAGAATTGAGTTTCTTATTTGTGCATTGTCAAGCAGATATTGGAATGTATTGCTGTTCATAAGTGCGTATCTAGCAATCTTACCCTGCTTCTGTAACTTCTTTCTTGCATTGTTAAGGTCTGTAAGTGGCTTTGAATTAGCTGTATCGCTCCACATGCTTGTGCCGGATAACTTTGCGTAATGGTCTTTTGCGTATGAGCCATCCTTATCGTAATCATAAGCGTACTGAACGCCATCACTCACAATAGCAATTACCGGATGACCTGCATTTGTAGAAAGAAGTGACATTCTCATGCGCTCCGGTACAACTTCTGCGCCGCTTACGAGGTTGTTAGTGTCGTCATATACACTTGATAAAGCACTTGCAAGGTAAGGGTCGTCTTCTGATTGAATACGCTCGATTTCAAGCATTTCCTCTTCACCAACTGTCATTCCCTCGCGGAAAAATGCCATCTGTGTTTTTTCCTTACTTAATCCGCCTCTAGCTCTAAGAGTTGGGATTGTGTCAAAATTAGATGGCGCAAGTGAAACCGGCAAACCCTTGTGTGTCTTAATCCAACTTAAATCAAGTCCCTGCTTCTTTCTTTCTGGAAACCACTGTAAACCAAGATAAGGTATCTGATTACTAGCGTTTTCTGTTGCCGATAATGCGATAGACTTACTGTCTAATACTTCATTAATTAACATCTATTTACCTCCTGTTATTATTCAAATACAATCATTGGAAGAGCTGTCTTAACTTCTGCGTCATATGTAACGCCGGAATGCGCTTCTGCTACTTTCGTGTTAAGATATGCTTTCTTAAGCAGCACTCCTTGTGGCCTGTCCTCTGTTACATCAAATCTCAAAATACCCACTACCGTAGCCGTATTGTCAGCCTTGCCATTTGCTCCGATTGGAGTACCTGCTTTGACAATCTTCTTGCCCTGTGCGTTTTTAGTTGTCACGCCATCAAAATCAAGTGTTAATGGGATTGCTTCATTAGGCTCTCTCTTTAAAATCTGAACATCTCCTGCGTATAAAGTCTTTTCATACTGCATATTCATTTCCTTTGCCATTTCTTACCTCCTGTTATTGCTGAATGTAATGTGATAAAACGTCATTGTTCTTAGGTGCGTTAGATATAAGGCTTTCTGCTATCTTTTCAGCATTTGTCTTATTATCTGTACCGGCTTTATCGCCGCCAGCCGTGCCACCTCCCGGATTCGTACTGCCTTTTGCAATCTCCTGCTCCTTGGCTTGTGCTGCGGCGGTCTCTTTTTCAGAGATAATCTTTCCAAGAACGTCATAATCAAAGCTGCCATCGTCTTTTACAATTTGCGCTGCCTGCTCTGCGGTAACATTAAATTTAGATGCAGCATTGGCTCTCTGCGTGGCTATTGCCTGCGCTTTTTCAAGTTCCGCGATTCTCGCATTGGCTTTTTCAAGGTTCTTATTTGCCTGCTCGACTTCCGTGAGCTTTCCCTGTTCGATATCATCGAGTTGCTTCTGCAACTCTTCAGCTTTGTCAGCCTTTGTCTTGTACTCGTCAACCTTTGCTTTGGCTCTCTGTACGGAACTTCCGTAATCTGCCATGATCTTGTCTGCGTTTTCCTCGCTTAATCCCATAGCAATCAGATCTTCTCTTTTCATCCATTACCTCCGATATGTCATACGAATTTTTATACGGTGCAACGACACCGAACGACATTGTTGATTTTTACGCTCACAACTTTGCGAATTTTTATAAAATAAAAACAGCCGCCGATTACTCGGTGACTGTCTTATCTTCAAATTTATTATTTTGTTTTATGCCACTTGTCGGCACCAGTTGGGGTTTCTAAAGCTCTTTCTGTTGACCACCCTCGTTTTATTCTTGAATATAATACTTTAGGGTCAAATCCTAGATGCTTCGCCCATTCAGAAACTGTTTTTGTTTCTCCTTTGTATGTCAAATACCTCTTACCTACGTTTGAATTTTTCTTTACTTCGGTAGTCAGTGCCTTTTCTGCTGAATACCCGTTATTCAATCTCCAACGAATAGTTGATTCTGATATTCCTACTTCATCTGCCCATTCTTGTAAGCATTTTGTCTTTCCTTGATATTCAAGAAAGATAGTATTTGTTCTATTATTAGCTTGGATTTTTGCATCTGTAAATCTGCAATTATTTGGCTCATAATTACCATTTACATCTATCCGGTCAATACTTTGTTCTTTTTGGTGTTTATTTTCATCAAAACCATTTTCGTAAGCCCATTTCGCAAAGTTCCTCGCCCCGTCTTTCCCTAACCATTCCTCGCATACTTTAATCCCTCTCCCACCGTATTTCTCATACTTCCCATCATTAGGATTGTAGCACCTTGCTTTCATGCTTTCCCAAGTTTTATAAACTCTTTTACCTGTCAACCCATGTGTAACATGTCTTGCCATTTTCTTATCTGGCATATAATCATCTCCTTTACATGTATTATATCATAGTTGCTAGCAACTTGCAAGTTACTTGACAATTATTTGATGGTAATTTATACTACACAAAAGAGGTGATAATATGCCGCAAGGAAAAATTTCAGAAAGTAAAGTTAAAACTACAATTGTTATGGAAAAGAAGCTTAAATCTTCTCTTGAGATTATTGCAAAAGAAGAAATTCGCTCTCTTAACAATCTCATGGTTAGTATTTTAACTGATTATGTAAAAACAAGAACCGATAGGAATTAGCTTGTCGGTTCTTGTTTTTTTGTATTCTCATTTTCTTTTTTTACCATATCTACTGTTTTATACAAAACATCGAAATATGGCTTTGATTGTATAAATACTTTTTCGGCATCTCCCCATAATCCACAAGTAGATACTGCTATTCTTGGATTTATTCCAGCTTTTAACATTTGATCGAGTGCTTGCGTTTTTGTATATAAATTATCAAGAGGACTATGGTTGATTTGAACATCAAAATCTCTTGCCGTAAGCCCTAAATCATGGTCTTTAATTCTTATTACGTTTAATATTACTTTAGCCAATCTCTTTTCCGATGTTTTTATTATCGGGTCTTTTTGTTTAGCCCTGGTTTTAGAGAAGTCCCATCCTGCCCTTAAAGATACCGCCCCCTGTGTATCACCACCAGAATTTTGCGATTCTCTTGTCGGTATAGCAAGAATGGACTGTGCATTATCCCACAAATCATCCTTTGCAACTTGGCACTCTGTTTGATTCAGCTCCTGCGTCATAATGTCAACATCTGATTTATTATCTTTGTTGATAGACTTAACTGTAAGGGCGTGACTCATTTTCATTTTTTCAAATGTTTCTTCATCAACCTCGCAATTAATAAATTTAACCCAATACTCGACAAATTGCTGTACAGAGTCCATTCGGTTTGACTGCATTGTATTGATTGCATCTAATAGTCCGATCACAAGCTCAATATCAGAAATGCGCTCATGGTTGTTCGGAAACTCAACAATCGGGATTCCGCCAAAGCCATGCAGTTGCCAATCTCGAACCTCTCCGTTCACAATCTTGCATTCATAAGAGTCCGTGTAGCAGAGTTTATACATCTGTCCATCGGCGTCCTTAAGCTCTTGAATTGCTAAAAGTGGTTCTTCTGTGGAACGACTGTAGATAACAAACGTATTCATTGGTGTTGGTGCAACAATTCTAAATGGCATATCTCCATTTTTTGTAATCTGCACTGCCTTAAATGACGTTCCGGTTGCTGATTGCCACTCTCCTGCCTTAATGTCCTTTTCCTGCTTATTAGCATCGGTCAAATAATCGTTAAATTCATCAACTGCATTGTTTATCCGGTCATCGTCTTTCCTGCTGATAAGCTGAATTGGCTCACCGTAAGTCTGACCAACTTTGAATTGAACAATCTCATAGGCATGGTTTTCAGACACCTTATTGGTTATATCCGCATTCTGTACCTTTGTTCGGTACAATACAGGCTGATCGCCCTTGTAGTAGTTCCACAGATAACGAATGATCGTCTTGTTGAAATAAAATGCGCCAATGCAGTTTCCGACAACATTTACGATATTGTCTGCCGTAATCTGTTCTACGTTAGCATATGCAATTTTTCTTCCGTATCTGCCTTTTACAAGGTCATGAAAATACTGTGTATTCATATAAATAAAACTCCACTACTGCAAGCGCGTTTTGGTATTGGCTTTGTTTCAATTTTTCCTGTTGCCACGCGATAAATCACAATATGATTGCATTTTTTACATTTACACTGATGGTCTATCGTAGATCTCCCATCATAATGTCCGGCAATTCTTCCACAATCCGGGCAATATATAGTTACTTTTTTCATAGCAACCTCTTTCTTGTAAATAAAAAACACCGCCATTTCTGACAGTGTCTTTTACGGGTTATATGCTTTTGGGGTTGTAGGATTTTGTTTTTTCTACTCTTTTAGTATACCATGCAAGTTTTTGGAAATGTTGTGAAAGAGTGTGAACTATTGTGTACTTTTATGCACTCTTTTCAGAGTAAAGCTGTCCATAACGTCTTTCAAACTCCTGCAATGCTCTTTTCCTAAGTTTCATAATGTTCCTGTAGGAATATTTCATCTCAACGGAAATCAAGTTCCAATCTTTCCCATTGACGTAATGTGATGAAAGCACGATATATACATCTGTATTATCCATACTGTCAATTTGCGATATGATAATCCGTCTTTTATCAACCAATTCATCTACAAGCGTCTGGATCTCATTCTGTAAATCAACAATTTTCGATACCGCGCCCCCCATCTTGTCGGGATTGCCGGATGATTGCACATCCACCTCTTTCGGGGATATGGATATAGATGTTGCCATATCGGATAGCCTTTTGATTTCTTCCAGCTTATTTGCAATCGCATGGTCAATTCTGCTTATCTGTGAAAGATATTTGTCTGTTGTCATATCCTAATACCTCCTGAATGGGTTTACTGCCGCTTCTACCTTTGCGGTATTGTTTGGGTTTTCTATAAACATTTCAAGCTGAGTTAAGCCGTCTGCCGCATCGTCGTGTTCATTACCGCCAATACTTACAAACATAGAGAGTTCATCCATAGCCGCTTGATATTCGTCATTTCTATAATATCTTGTTACTCCAAGATCTGAATCTTTCTTCATTTGTTCCTGCGTCGGTCGGTGCATATCAAGAAATATGAATTTTCTCTTAACATCACCGGAATATGCTATGATCTTCGATAACTTCTCAACCTTATTTGGTGCTTTTCTACTTGTACATGAGCATTTATAGTCCTGTTCCTGCAACTTTTCATCTACATATTGGCAATACAGATCTCCTCCGGTATTTCCCTCAAATCTTGTCTGCCTAATCCCATTCCCGATAATTCGTCCAACAACAAGAGGGATTGTTACCTCTTTCGGGCCTTTGTTGAATACCCAATCGTAAATATAAACATCACCGTTTTCATATTCTGCCCCTATCGGCATTGACAAGCTATCGCCACCGCCCCAGGCAACATCCACAACTCCGATGCGTCGGAAATCTCCGTCCGGTAGGATTCCGTTAAATAGTCTCAAATCCGTATAAAGCAATCCCTCGCGGACATATGGTTGCTGCATAAACTTAGCCATCCATTCGGCATTGTCAAGCTTATCTCGCATATCTCTGTAGTATTCCGTGGAAAATCCGTTGATTTCATACGCGAAATTGCTTTCGTCATTTTCATTAAGTGCCGGAATCTTACGGAATCGGTATTGTGGATCATGCTCATATTGCTTTCTCATGCGCTCCAATGGATCTAAAACATTCCAAAGAGTACCGACCATCAATTCCCTTGCACCGTCATTTTTACGGTCAACCATCTTGTTTAGGTACTCTTGGTATGTGTTTTCCATTCGAGTAGGGCTTAATGAATGCTCTCGATCACGAACCAAATCATCGACATACAAATATCCATCTTTTGAAACATCGACCGCTCCTGTCCATGTTCCGTCAATACCACGACACGTTACGGTTGCGAATCTGTCCGGATCTCCAAGCGTGATCGTAAATTCGTCCGCGCTCTTGTCTGTCGGAATTGATGCGTTTGCGTATTCCGGATGCCAATAAGCAAAAAGTTCAGCAAACGTATATTCTTCCGTGGTAAAAAGATTCATCAGTTCTTTGTAAAATCCTTTTGCCAAAATACCGGAGTGACCGCCCATAGCACTATGGCTGTTTGGTCTGCGCAAAGCTACCCACGCAAGGAAGAAAATACAGATAGTCGATTTACCGACACGCGATGGCATTGACAATCCGTAAAATTTAATCTTCCTGTTTTCCAAATCTTCAAGATCGTTGGCAACTATATTCAGCGTTTTGCGGCGCGGATAATAAAACCGTTTACTCCAATTTCTTTTGCGCTCCATAAAGTAGATGAAACTCTCGAAACGATAAAAGCTCTCTAATCGCAAGACTTCATAGAACTGATCCACAAGTTTGTATCCGCCTTTAATGTCGTGATCCTGCGCATATCGTTCAAGTTCCCATATGCTACCACCCGCGTTTTTCTGCGTATATTCGTTGATTAAAACCTTTGTTCTTTCGGTTATAGTCAATCCATAGTCAACGTCTTTTTCCGTCCGAATTGCCACATTGCACGCTTTCAAAAGGGCATCTATTACCTGTTCATCAACGCCTTTTCTCTGTATGTAATTTTCATATCCATTTACTGCATTGATTAACTGCTTTGAAGCCAAATAAAAAGCACCTCCGCAAAAAGCAGAAGTGCCTTGACCTCTGCCTATAACTGTTTTAGGGTAGCGACTAACTCCATTTGTTAGCCGGTTGTCTTTTAATTGTAATATACCATTTTGTGGCACAATGGGCATTCACACTTGTAGTTATCGCCTTCCCTTTGATCTCCACAATATTCATATTCAGTCTTTTCCGCTTCAAAAACGGTTTTGCAATTCTTACACTCAAACTTTAAAGGTTTTCTTTCGTACCTAAGGCTGCCTTCTTTGATTATTTTCATTTCCAATGCACCTTGAACCCTTTCTTTTTATACTCATCTACTGCTTTCTTAAGGTTCATATCGTCCTCATACTTTTCATTCAGCATAATCACCACATTGCCTTTTTCAATGCCGTATATGTTGCAATTTGCAAGTTTCTTAGCCGTTCCGAGGATAGCTTTTGCCTGCTTGTGGCTCATTTCATAGGTTTGGGTTCCCATATTAACGGTCATTTCTCATAAACTCCTCAAAATCTTCCATACATTTATAGCACAAGTCGTATGTGGTATTTAAAGTGCCATTCCTTGTAATGGAATTTCCGCACAGTATTCCTTTTTTAATTTCCGCACCACAACGATCACAAGTACACCATTCTTTTTGATGTTTCATATAAATCCCTCACTTATCACATTCGATTCCCGGAATGAATGTTCTTTTACCTCTACAAGCATCTTCAAAAGTCGTAATTTCTATTGAACATCCGCAACTAACCGGGTCTAATGGACAATTTTCATGATTAATACATGTGCATAAAATTTCTTTTTCCTGCTTCATCATTCCACCGCCTTTTAAACTAATCCTAGCATATACAAAATATCAAGTTCCGATATTTCTTTTGCGCCCTCTCTTGTGTGCGCAAGAATTTCTTCCATCGAGTATTTTTCCATATCGTTGCACTTACTCTTATCAAAATTGTTTGAAAAACAGTAATGTAGACAATACCCATATCCGACTCCAAGTAGAGTACCATGAATACTTTTACAGACAACATTGTAATTTTCTGTTTTTAAAATATCATGTTCTCCATCTAAGAAACATTCTTTTCCGTTGTTGTCCATTTTCTCTTTGAGATATTCAAGAAAAATTCTCATTTCTTTTTCTGAATCGGAAATGTACAAAATAGAATCCTTCTCTCTATCATCAATTATTTGTTTCGATTCATTATCACAAAATTCACACATTCTTATCCACCACCAAACTATTTATGATTCTTCCACCAAAACAACACTTTTCCGCAAGGAATACTGTGCGACTGATGCATAAATCCTTCTGAACCCTCATAAACAATTACAGAGTTAAAATCAATGCGGTCTTTAAATAATTCACAATTTTTAGTAACTTTTTCTAAAGCATAATTGATTGCTTCATCATAGGTCTTGAACCATTTTTCCGCTGCGCCATATGCAAGCGCGCAAGTTCCGCTCTCGTCAAATACGATATATCCGTCTTTGCTTTGTGTTAATTCATTCATTCATTCTTCCACCTTTCTGTACGGATTAAAAAATTCTTTATCCTGTCCGATTCCAAGATGTTCTCTCAATGAAAAATTAGTTATCCGCTCTCGATTAAAAGAATTGCTGACAATATAATTTGCCAACTCTCCATCTTTCCATCCGTCCGTACTTGTCATAGAATCATAAATCCGTTTATATTCTCCGGTCAGTTTGTCAAATTCAAACCATCCCAAATCAAGCGTTGTTCCGTAATCATAAAATCCCCTGTCAGACCACTTTCTGACATAATACATTAACTGCTTATATGAGAATCCAAGCCTTTCAAAAATATTCCCAATAGCTCTTATGCTCAATTCTCGATTGCTTGAAGGCAATTTTCTTTTCTGCTCATTCACGCAAGCTCTAAAAAATATTTTTTCTAATGGTTTCATTATTACACCAGCTTTCTACCACAGATAGGGCAAAACGCAATATTTATCGCTCCTGCGCCGTATTCTCCGGCACTATTCGTAAAAACAAGCGCGTGTTTGTCTGCAATTTTCCGAATTTCTATTTTATTACCGGACGGTACTTTTCCGTTTTTATCCAGAGTAAGGAAATCCCAATCCGGTATTCCGATTCCTATGTCTTTGCAAAAATCACACATATTACACCTCAATCAAAGTAAATTTTCTTATTTCTTTTGGAATCTCACGATGCAAAATGCCATCTGTATCAAAATATGGTTCGCTGTTTAATAACTGCTTGCGTTCTACATTTTCTAGATATACTCTGCTTGTTTTCCCACAAATCGTGATTTCTCCGAACATTTCCCCTATTTCAGCCTTGAATCCGCTTACATCATATGGAGTTTTGCAATAAGGGCACACCTTTTTATCTGTTTCGATTGGTGCGCCACAATTCACGCAGTTTGTCATATTTTGCCCCCAGCCATAGCAAAAATCGGAATCCTCGTGAGATTCCGTGTTTTTTGTTTGATATAAATATTCCACAATGTTTTTATCATACTCACACATAATTTTGCGTAAATATTAACCTCGAATAGCAGCACATGGAATCGAACCATGTCAGATCAAACCATGCCAACCGCTTTCAAATCTGCAATTTCTAATCACGGAAGGGTTTTCTGTTACCAATAATGCCGCTACCATCCATAAGTCTCCCATCGACCGGAACTATTGCAGTAGCACCCGACTAAGTGGAGATAAGGATAAACGCAGATATTCGGACTCGAACCGAAACACCGTTTCCGGCTACTGACTGTTTAGCAAACAGTTTCCTTGCCAATTAGGATTATATCTGCACGCGCCGGGCATGGAAGTTCCCTGCCCGAACCATTCCTTGCGTTTCAGAATGGCACGGTGCTACTAACACCGCTCAATGGCTTGTGGCGGTATCGAGCCGCCCTATACAGATTTTCAGTCTGTCGCTAATCCATCTCAGCTAACAAGCTATGTCGTGTAGTTTCCGTTTTTCCTTGCTCCACACTACACTAAGTGCAAGGTTCTTTTAGTCAGCGGTTACCGCCATCTTTTGAATGACAACCGCTCAATCCAGTTACCTGTGCTAAGTTTAACCGGTATATTGATTAGCACCTGCATTTCTGTAATAAACACACTAGGGGTGTACTGGCAACATCACCTGTTGGGATTACAGGAATCGAACCCGCGACAACCCGGATATAAGCCGTGTCTTCTGCCACTGAATTAAATCCCCATAACCGCCATCAGACGGTTAGCAATAATGTTTATCGTGCTATGCCTTGCACTATCCGGTTTACAGCATTTCACCGGCAACTCAATGTTACCATGCAAGCCTATTTCCATGGTTCTACTCCGAATTAAATTATTGCAGAGCAATAGACAAGCATCGTATTTCAGCCAAAACATAGACCGCCTGCAAGCAGACAGCATAATTTGACCGAGTAGGTGGGTGAGGATTTGAACCTCACATAATCGGATTCTGAAAAGGTGTTGTTGCTGATTACGGATGATTTTCCGCCTATCACTTGGCAACACTCTTACCGATCAGCTTCTTTGCTTGCATTTCGTTCTGCCACCACCTAACTTCTTAATGGGAATTACATTTTCACAGCTCGGACACCGTGGGATAGATGCCCGAACCATGATTGACTGCTATATGGATTGCACGTCTGCAAATTACAAAGCAGATACCGCTCAACACCATATAGTCTTACGCCAAGATGCCGCCCTCTGCGACAAATACCACCGGACGGTCTCGCACCGTCCTTAACAGAATCGTCCTAGTGGCGAAAGTAGGAACCCAAATGCTTGAATCACTCAACCAAGGGTTCAAGTACATATGAAAAACATACGTGGCTACATGAAACGTCAGCATGCAACCAATTAGGCTACCGGGATTCGAACCCGGAATGCAGGAATCAAAATCCTGTGCCTTACCGTTTGGCGATAGCCCATCATTTCCAAATGACTATAATATTCATTGCAAAGATCGCGTATGAAAGCAAATAACCAATTGCGTTTGAATTGTCTTTTTGTTTTACCTGTCCTCCCATAAGTCCAAGTATTACAAGGGCATCTATCGCCGTAGCGATTATATTTAAAATCATATCAATATCTCCCATCCTCAAAGCTGTGTTCCTGTTTGAATCGTTCCATTTCATTTACGCTCATACCGAAGATCCCGGCAGATGAATCAGAGTCCGTATGTTCGAAATACTCGCCCTGCTGTGGAAACATAAACCGGAACATAGCGTAATTTGCAACATCACACAGATATTCAAGGTTTCCGGTCTCTTCAAACTTGGCAAGGCACATTTTCAAACTTTCGATTGCATCAACATTTCCGGTAGAAAAGTTCATTCTTGCCGGTCCGTATTTGTAATACGACTGTTCAATCAAACCTTTGCGCTTTTCATCAAAGGTTTCGGAATACTCAGTTTTCATCAACTCATTGCTGCAGCTTGCCATTACACATCGCCCTCCGCCCTGTGGTTTGCCCTTTCAATGTCAAACCCTTCCGGATAACGTGCCTTAAGCTTGTCTACGTTCATTTGCATGATTTCATCCAAGCTCCAGCCGAAGGATTCGCAAAGCATTGCAAGATACCAACAAATATCTCCAGCTTCTTTCTTTGCGTGGTCAATATTAAGCTGTTTCTCATGGAAAATCCATTTTTTAATTATGTCGTTGAATTCTCCAACTTCACCGGATAGTCCAAGGCAAGCATTAAAGATGCCGCCAAGGTCGTAATCTTGCAACGATGCGATATTGTTCTTCTTGCAAGATTTAAGCAAATCAAGTTTATCCGAAATTCTTTCTGTCGCCTTGCGATCATTTGTCCGCATGGCTAATGCCTGATACTCATTTCCGGTCATATATCATTCTCCTGTCCGAAACACTCTTTTTTGTTTTTAAAAAATTTTTGGAAATTTAGTTGCGATTCGCAACGTGAAAGTGAATTGTTATAAATTTATTATAGCCTATTTACGGTGAAAGTCAATGGGTGTGTTGTAAGTGGCTTTTTATTTTTTGAGGTATTTAAGGGACTTAGTAGCCGCCCGGTGGCCTTTCTGTCAGACCCCCTCCCCATCCTTTTCTTGCAAACATGGAAATCTAAAATATTTTCCGTTTCGTTTTGTTGTCATTGTGTGAAAATCAAATTGTTTTAATACAATTCATGTCATACCCTTGTAACTATTCGCAAAACCTAACTTTTCCGAATAGTTGGCGAATAGTTAAAACGCTACACCCCTTGATATTACTGCATTTGTGAATTGTAGAATAATCACAAACAATTTAAACCGTATTATTTACCGCTGCATCTGTGAATTGTGTATCAATTGCGTGCAATTCTTGGCTCTTTTTCTCGTCCAGTCTTGGCAGCTCCTGCGCTGTGATTGCCCTTCTTTGGGTGGCATTATCTCCAATGCCGGGCTGATTCATGCCGAATTCGTTATTTCCCACGAACATAGTACCTACGGGGCTGTTGGAGTCGTAAGCACGATCTAGGATGCAATCCTTGCGTGATCGTTGCAATTTTTGCCAAATCTTAAAAGCCAACGAACTTGATTCCTCGTCTTTCCATAGGTCAAATGTTGTAGTGGGTATATTACAAAAATAACTGAATGCTACTGTACTTACTAGCTTGCTATACACATTGGAGATATATATATAATAATCACAAAGCTTATATAATACCTCTCTATCGTATCTATTGCAGTTAGTCGGTATAGTCCCATTGTTAAGAGGACTTAAGCTCTTGTCCTTTAATACTTTAGTATCCGGGAATAGATGCATACCAACATACTGCATTACAGCTTTCCATTGTCTCTGTCCAGCTTTTAACAAATCTTCGATGTGAAATTCTATACAAGCGTTGTCTATTAAATCTTGTACAGTTGATGTGTATATCTGTACTGTACCTAGATCCACTATAAGGGTTGTAAGATCTACATTCTCTACACTCTCTACATCCTGCATATATTCACACCTCCAATCTGTTAATCTCTCTGCTTTTGGTATACACTATTTTCGGGCTTAAAGTCAAGGCTTAATTTTTTACGGCGGTATTGTATACTTACGCCGCGCGCATATGCGGATATACACTTACAATAAACCTATAGGCTTTAGATGCAGTATATTATTATTAATTAAAAGATTAAGAAAAAGAGAGAGAAAGAGAATCAAAGATCTGAAAAAGCGACGTCAGACGATTGTGTCGTGTTATGTCAGACGATTTTTTGTAAAAACTGATACTATTCTATCATTTTCGGACTTGTCAAAGACCTAATGAACCTAGCCTTGTTTATAAAAATTTAAGAAAAGTTTTATAGTTTGTTTACGATTTTTCGGAGATTTTGTAAGATATGCCCGGAAGCGTTGTTGATTTTGGACATGGCAAAAAAGAAAAGGCAGCCGGAAAAGCTGCCCTTTGTTTGAAAATATTCAATTACGTTCTTATTGCTTCTGAACCAGCTCGTAAACCAATGCGTCAATACGTTTTTCCATTTCGTCAAACTCGCAAGTCTCATTTTCCTGAAACGCTGGCATTAACATATAATTTTCGAATTCTTTCGCTGTATCGTTCCATTCTCCACCGGTTGCAAAAGATAAATCCCCATTCTTCAATATTGCCAAGCTATCGACATTCATCTGCGATTCAACCAATTTTCTGACATATACGGAAATCGGCTCACCGCTTGGCAACTTATAATTATCGCCTGTAAATTGCCACTGACTTCTAATTTTTATAATCTTTTTGAAATCATTTCTTTTCATGGTATATTCCTCACTTTCCTGACTTTCGCCTTTGCTCTATTTCTTTGCCATGGTTGTATTCTGTCTCTTATACACATCTGACGCTGCCGACGATCTTACGCGTGTAGATCT